CGGCGCGGTTCGGGATGGCCGGGTCTTCCAGGATCACCTCGACCAGGACGTCAGCCTGCTCGGCGAGCTTCTTCTGCTCGCTGGTGAGCGGCGAGTTGAAGATCCGCCACTCGGTGCCGCCGCACTGTGCGGGGACTCGCACGAGCCAGAACCGGCCGACCACCTGCAGGTGAATCGCCGCAGTGACCGCGCAGCCGCGCAGGTTGCTGCCGAACGCGGTGCGCAGGATCTCGTCACCCTGCTCGGCTTCCTCGCCGTCTACCTCTACGCGCCAGTCCAGCCGGCCGACGAGCCTCGCCTGCTGGTTGACCGCGTAGTGCACCTCGGGGACGCAGCGGTAGATGCGCCACAGGTCGCCGTCCCGCAGAACATCCACCACAGGACGGTCGGGGATTCGGTCGAATGCTCGGACAGTGGCTGCCGCCAGTGGTTCATCTTTCGCGAACAGTCCCATGGGCCGAATCCTAGGCGTCCGTGGTTTGACCATCACCGAGCGCGATCAGTTCCCCCTTGGTGTGTCTTCCCCAGGAATTGGCACATCCACACCCAGACCAGGAGAAAGGGCCCCATGAGCCCTTTTTGGCCTGGACCTGTGTGCGCCCCCCAGCGGGCAGCGGGTACTTGCTGACGCTGGTGACGTGCAGCCCTCGGTCGTTGGAGCGGGCGATGTACAGGGCGTCCGCTGTGATGATCAGCCGCGACCACCGCCATAGGGACCCGCCCGGGCGGTCGCCGCCGTTGTACCGGACGTCTACGGGGTAGATGTCGGCGGGTCCGTCGACGGGCTTGTTGCCGACGCGCTGCCGGGTGGCGGAGCGGTCAGCGGAAGGGGTCAGGGTGTTCTTGGTCCCGATGGGGCGTGAGCGCATATCGGGATGCTACGTCGGCAGAGATGTTGCAGCCCTGCGCAGCTGCTCGCATAGGTGGCGCCACACGTCGCGGTCGAGCGGCGGTACCGGGCCCGGGGTGAGGCATGGCCGGCCGGTGCCCAGGTAGTAGTCCTGGAACTTGAGATTGGTGCTGATCAGGCCGTCCGTGTACGAGCCGTGCCAGGTCACGGGGATGCCGTAGGCATCGGCGGCGATCACGCCGTGCAGGCTCGTGGTGATGATGCGTTCGCATGCTTTCATCTGCCGGATGACGCGACGCCACCCGCCGCGCGCATCGATGTACAGGGCGTCCGGGTACCGAGCGCGGGCCGGGGTGGCGTCCACGAAATGCGGCATGATCCCGACCCGGTTGGCCACCTCGATCTCGGGGTTGTACACCTCGGGGAGCAGCAGCGCCGGATCGCCGTATACCTGCGGGACGGACACCCCATCGATGCACGACCGGGTGATGGGCCCGCGCACCGCGAGGAACGTCGCCGTCTCCGCCTGGTAGCGGCGGTCATGCTGCACCCCGGTCCCCCACACGACGTCGCCGGGGCGTAGGGCGTTCATCACCGAGCCGACGGCGAGCACCTTCCCGTGCTCGCCGCGGTCCACGCGTTCGAGCTCGTGGCCCAGGTGGCGGAGGATCACGGGCGTCAGGACGTCGCCAAAGTTCTTCGTGTCGGGGTCCCAGTAGGTGCGCATGCGCCCCATGATCGCGGCTACCAGCCCGGCAGCGACCGCGCAGCACGCTCGGTGTCCACGACGGTCTCGCCGACGTCGGAGTGCCGCATACGCCGTAGGGCGTGCGCGAGCGTGTCGGGGATGTCGTCGTGCGCGGCCGTCGGGAACGCGGTGCACTCGGTCAGGAAGTCGTCGAGCCATGACCGGCCAGACGGGAGCTTCACCTGGTGGGCCTCGACGAGCGGGGACACCGACTGGACGCGCACGATCTTGGGCCCGGACGGCTTGACCGGCACGATCCCGTCGAGCTCCTTCTGCAGGGTCTCGATCGCGGCGGCGCCGTTCGCCGCTTCCTCGACCACGTGAGCGATCGCGTCCGGGTACCGCTTGATGAATCCGCGCATCTTCGCGAGCTGCACGGTAAACCCGCCGCGGAACCGGATCTGGTCGAGCAGGTAGTACGAGCTGCCGGTGCGTTGCCACGCCTGCCCCACCACCCAGTCGCCCGACGTCTCCCCCGCCGTGCCGAAAGACAGGTCCCATGCGGTGATGATCTGGTCCGCCGGCGGCAGCTCGTCGTCGGTGTAGAACCGCCACCACTCCAGCTTGAAGATCGTGCCATCGAGCTCGCCCGGGTGCTGCTGATACAGGGCGTTGAAGATCGCGGACCCAACCTCGATCTTGACCGTCTCCCAGCGGGCCAACGCGTCGTCGCGGTCCTCTTCCTGCTGCACGGACAGCAGCGGTTCGCCGATCTCGCGGCCGAGCGCGTCGTTGGCCTCGGCCAGTGCGGGGATGACGAGCGTTTCCCATCCGGCCTGTTTCAGCAGCCGGCCGTTCAGGTCGTCGTCGTGCCACCTGGTGGCGATCGAGAGGATGATCGCGCCCGGCCGCATGCGCGGCTTGATGACGGACTGCCAGACCGTCCACGCCGTGTCCCGGGTCTTCTGGCTATAGGCGTCCTCCATGTGCTTGATCGGGTCATCGATGATCGCGACGCGTAGACGCCGCCCGGACATCGAGCCCTTGATGCCTCGCGCGATGATGCCGCCGCGCTCCGTGGTGGGCACGCCCCAGTCGGTGACACCACCAGTACCCGGGAGCGGGGCGCGCTCGTCGTAGTGGCGCTTCACGTCGCTGGAGAACTTCGTGGCCAGCGACGCCTCGGCGCTGACCAGGCCGATCTCCCAGTCCGGGCGGTTCAGGAGCAGCCATAGCGGGAACACCACGCTCGCGGTCTGCGACTTACCCGAGCCCGGCGGCATCGAGATGATCAGCTTGGTGTCCTCGCCGCGGTCAGCCCGCTCTACGGCGCGTTCCAGCGCGGCGAGCAGAGCATCCGTGTGCGGGCGGGCGATGTACTCGTCACCGATGATGTCCCGCGCGAGATCGGGCAGGGACAGTGGCGGCTTGAGGCACTTTTCTAGCCGGTCGAGCAGCCGCAGCCGGTCTTGCGGCTGCGCGGCGGCGTAGATCTCCCGCACCTCGTCATCGGTGCACCCGCACAGCGGGTCAGTCTCCACGGCCATCCTGTGCGCCACGTCGCGCGTTGATGATGGCGTTCAGACGTGCGTCGCTGTCCTGCACGGTGACCGTGCTCGACGGGCCGTTGCCGGTGCGGTCCAGGATCGCGATCGCGGCCTTGATCACGTCGCTGTCCTTGGACATGGACAGTCCGAACTCGTCGCTCGCGCCGCGCTCGACGATCCGGCCCAGGCTGCGGATCGCCGACTCGACGTAATCGTTCAGGCTCTTCTTGCTCTGCTCGATGCGGCGCTGTGGGTGGTCGACGTGACGTGTGCAGTAGATGCTGTCCGCTTTGGCGCGGTTCTTGCACTGACGGAGCGGCCCTACCGATCCACCCTTCACCATGTGCTTGCAGTACGGCCTGACCATTCCTCCCCCTCGGTTGTGCTCACTTCACCGCTGTAGACGGTTGTCTACGCTCCCGGTGACCCCGCATACGGTCGACGCGGCGAGAGCGATCGCGACAGCCTCACGGCGCGTGCAGAGCCCTGCACGCCACAGCGCGGCCGTCAGTGCGACAGATGCCCAGAACCCGATGCACCACGGGCAGGACACGAGATCTGACACCCACTGGGCCACGGGATGCTGCGACGCCATCAGCCGGCCGTGGAACGGTTCGGTGATGGCGTCCACGCCAGCGATGCGGTAGATCCGGAACGCGGCCAGGCCGATGACTATCGCCCACACGAGAGGCATTTGGTTTTCGCCTTTCTGGCTATCTGGACATGGCGCGCGGTCGCGGCCATGCGTCGCTCTTGCGGTGTCGGGTCCGGGTGGCCGGCGGGCGCCAGAGCTGTCTCCGGGACCACGCGGGTACCGGTCTCGGTCTTGAGTACCCGGTACCGCATGCGTGCCTTGCGGGCCGTGCGCGGGTCGGGCATCGCGGGCGCCGGAGCGTGCATGTTGCGGTCCGGGATCCCGGGCAGCTCGAACGGCGACGAGGTCCCCAGGCCACGGCGTAGCAGGTGCGGCTCGACCGCGTTGCGGAACGTGCCCTCGACCGACGAGAGCCACGCGTGCGGCGTCGGGCCACGGTTCGCGGTGTAGATCTTGGGGTCACGCATCACGGTCCCGCCCAGGCCCTGCAGGTTGCCGTACAGGGTGCGGACGTGGGGCGCCTGGGAGCGCATCCCCGCCGCGAGATCGAGCGCCCGGAGCATCGCGGCCTTGTGGATCAGGAGCGGCGTGTGAACGTCGTAGTTGTACAGCCGCTGCCCGGGCAGGAGCTTCCCCATCAGCTGGTCCGTCTCGCGCAGCCCGACTGCCCATTTCGATGTCCATGTGGCGAACAACGGGGTGACCTTCCGCGACTCGCCGCGGTGGATCGGCAGCAGGTCCCGCACGGGCGCCAGGCAATAGAAATCGTCGTTCCACAGCACCCACGGGTCCGACACGTCCGGGGACTCGCACGCCCACCGGTAGTGAGCCCTGGTGGTGGCGTACTTCATCATCAGCGTGGGCCGCTTCACTGCGGTCAGCCGGTCGTGATCGAGCCGCAGCCACCGGGGCCAGGAGCCCACGATCCAGATGTGCCGGTAGTCGAAATTTCGTTCGATCGACCGCAGCGCGAACCGTAGTTCTCGGTTGTCCCCGGGTCGGCAGGGAATCACGACGTCGGGAGCATCCTCACGGTGCGGCATGTTGCGCATACTAGCCAGGCACTGACCCCCCATCCGGGGTCGACTCGGCAACCGACTCGGTGAACGACACGCCAGGCTGTGTGGCGACCGGGAGCCGCGCCGACGCGGGCAGCCCGGGGCGCTGAGCAGGAGCGGCGCCGATCGCCGCCGCAGCCGCTGCAGCGGACCCAGGCCGGGGCGTGGCGGGTGCGGGGCGGTGCCCGGCGCTCGGTGCCTGGTCGCCCAGGAGAGCGGCCAGCAGGGCCCGGTCACGGTCGTTCAGGGGGTGCGTCGTATCGATGGTGAGGATCACGCCCATACGGTGACATGCCAACGCCCCGCACGCTGTAGGGCGTGCGGGGCGCTGATGCGCTCGCTGGAGTGCTAGAACAGGATGCCCTGCGTATCGCGCTCCGTCCAGCGCTGCAGCATCGTCTCGATACGGTCGTCGCGCCCGAGCAGGCTCCCGAGCAGGATCGCCGCGGTGTCGGCCGGCGGCTCGACGACCGGGGCCCGCAGCTCGTCGTCCTCGTGGGTGTCGTCGCCAGCAGCGAGCGCCATCCAGTCGGGCGTGTCGGGATCGATGTGGGTGCGGCGTGCGTCGGCGATGCGGCAAAGGGGGCAGAGGGGGGTGCCCTCGCTGGTCGTCTTGTCGGTGCGCTCGCCGTGGGGGCAGGGGGCAAGCGGCGTGTAGGGGGTGGTACGCATCGTTTCCCTCCCGATCTGTTCTAGCCGTCCGTGTGGTCCCATTATCGAATGGAAACGCCGTAATCGCTAGCACAAATCGAAATGCATCTATGCGTCACCGGCGCCGCTGGGAAGCGTCTCCGTCCGGTGGCAGTTCCCGCAGGTCCGCTCATGCCGGAACGGCTCGGGATCACCGAAGTACCCGAACGTGATGGTGATCCACCCGTGCCCACGGATCCGGCACTGCAGCGCACGGAACACGCGGCGCCGCTCCACCCATCCCGCGAGCTCGTCGAGCATCCTGAACACGATCACCACGACGCACGTGGCGCAGAACACCGTGGCCACCACGGCGATCCCCACGGCCACCTGCTGGACGAACTCGGGGAACGTCATGGCCGCGCCACCCCGCAGCGCGTGCACCGCACCATGGCGATAGCCGGCCACCAACCCGGCGCGCCGTCGTCGCGATCCCACACGGTCACGTACCGGTGGCGCCCGAACGCGCACAGGATGGGCCGCTGCGCGTAGGGCAGCGGTGGGCGCGGCATCGCCTCGGTCAGGCGGGCGGACATGCTGCCGTCATCGTCGGCGGAGATCTCGACGACGAGGCCGCGCCGCGAGCGCCGCCGGGTCATGAGTTCGCTCTCTGGGCCATGGCCGCGATGTCGGCGCGGCCCCAGAGGATGGCGAGGCGCCGACGTTCCGCCGGGGTGAGGAGGATGGCGCGGTCCAGTACCGCGATGATCCGCGCGGCGGGTGCGGCCCAGCTCTCGACGTTGTCCTCTGTGGAGCGTTCGAGATCTCCGATCGCCTCGACCTGGTAGAGGTCACCTCGGCCGTACAGCGAGGCGTAATAGCGGGCATACCACCGCTCGGGCGTGAGGTAGACGCGGTCCGGGTGCCGCGGCAGTCCGTCGCGCTCGGGTGGGAGCTCGGCGCGCGCGGCACACCAGGTGCACCCGTCGTGTACCTTCCGGCCGTGGCCCGGCTCGATCAGGTCTCCTACCCGCAGGCTCGGGGCGCCACCGTGGAACAGGCGCATCATCGGTTCCTCCGCATCTTCCGTCCGAGCCACCGCACGGGCCGCTCGACCTGTCGCAGCACGGCGACGAGCCACCGGGGCCGGGACGCTGCGTACAGGATCGCCATGGCGTACGCGAACATCAGCAGCAGGAGCACGATCCAGTCGTTCATGCGTCTCTCCATGCGGGGTCGAAGTCGTGCCGGTAGGTGTAGACCTGCAGCAGGGCCCGGATGATGGGCGACGTCGGCGGGTCGTCCCCGAACCGGGCCCGGTACTGCTGCGTGGTCACCCAGTCGATCTGTTGCGTGAAGTGCGCCACCCACTGCTCGCCCGGCATGTGCGGCTGCATCTCCACGGCCGGCGGTGTCTCCAGCAGGAGCGGCCACTGCTCGTGCAGGTCCAGGATCTTCATCTTGGCGACCACCTCGGCGCACTGCTGTTCACCAGGGCCGATGTGGATGCGGCGCCCACACCGGCACTGGATGGTCGGCAGGTAGTCGAGCTCGGGCACGCGGCTACGTCGACAGGTCTCGGCTTCCTCCTCGTACCGGGCCCGCAGGTACGCCACCTCGGGGCTCACAGCTTCCACCTGGGGTCGAAGTCCGCCCGGGCCGCGTACGGCTGCAGCAGCACGCGGACGATGATTTCCGTGTGCGGCGCGGCGCCGAGACGCTTCCTGTAGGCGTCCGTGGTCAGGGCCTGCTCGTGCATCGCCAAGATCGCGCGCTTGGCCGCGATGTCCGCGAGCACGTGCGCCGGCGAGACCCACAGCACCCGGGTCTGGTCGTGGTAGTCGTACTGGGGATCGAGCACCCACTGCTCGTCCCCGTTGTACTGGGGCACCGACTGGGCGTCTACTTCCTCCTCCGCGTAGCGGTCACGGAGGTACCTCAGTTCGGCGCTCATAGTTCCCACGCCGGGTCGTAGTCGCGGTGGTCACTGTCGAGCGCGGCGAACCGCTGCAGCATGAGCACGGCGAGTTGCGCGACGAGCTCGCGGGCTTCCTCCCCGAACTCCCAGGCGCGCACGGTCGCGGCGTGCAGCCCGGTGACCATCTCGCGCCGCGCCTCGATCTCGGCCAGGACCTGCACAGGGCCATTGGCGGCGATGTGCATCGCGTTGAACGTCCGCGGCTTGCCATCCTCGTCCACCATCACGGTGTGGGCGACGTCGGTGCAGTTCTCGACCAGACTCCGGCCGTCCGGGTCGGCCATCACCGACATGCCCCACACCTTCCACCTCCCGGGTGTGCACTTGAGCGCTCGCTGCTGCCGCTCGTCGAGCCGGGCAAGGATGAACTTCACCATCTCGTCAACAGCCACCGGGGCACGTCCCTTCTGTCGGTGTGGTCGTGGTGTCTACCTCTGGCGCGCGCAGCTGCTCGACCTCGTCCGCGAACTGCCGCAGGATCGCCGCAGTGAACGGGGTGTCACGCTGCATGTCGTCAGCGAGCGCCCGCAAGCGACGCTCGACGGGCCCGGAACCGGGCGGTGCACTCCACGGCTCGGGGAACACCTTGTGGACGTACGGGATCACGTCGATCTGAGGGCGCGTGTTCAGCCTCGGACGGGCGCTGGGCTGTTCGATGTACCCGTTGACGAGCGGGATCCCAGCGCGCTCGATCAGGACGTGTGTCGGTCCCCCGAGGCTCGCGGTCACCCGCACCTTGGACAGGCCGTAGTCATCCTCGGTGTCCCGGCGGAGCAGCCCGGCCTCGTGCAGTGCGTGCACCTGGTGCTCTTCCCGGCTGTGTATGTCGTGCGCATCGCCGCTCGGGCAGCACAGCCCGTCATGGTCCATGCACGCCATGCGGTCGGTGTCGTGGTCGATCAGGATGCGTACGGCCTCGGTGATCGTGCTCATGCCACAGCCCCCTCGACTGTCCAGGGCAGCGCGAGCCCGTCGCCCTCACGACGCGGAATCAGGTGCAGATGGAGGTGGAACACGGTCTGCGTTGCGGCAGGGCCGCGGGAGGTGATCAGGTTCATGTCGCCGCCCATCTCCCGGGCGAGCTGCGCGGCGCTCATCATGGCCCACAGCAAGGTCTCGGAACCGCTCGTGAAGTCGGGCGCGTGGTCCTTGGGGATCACGAGCGTGTGGCCCTCGGTCACGGGCTCCAGAGGAACGATCGCCAGGGCGTTCGGCCAGTCGCGGACGACGGTGGCCGGTGCTCGGCCGGCGATGATCTCGCAGAACACGCAGAAGTCGTCAAGGTCCATCGGTAGTTCCTTTCGGTGGGGCCCATCCGTGCGTGTCGCAGTCCGGGCACCGGCGGTTGCTCCAGCCCTGGGATATGCGGCGCGCGGCGACGTTCGAGGCGTCCACATACCCATCGGGCAGGGGGTGGTCGTGCAGGGGGTTGGGGCAGTCGGTGCCGCGAGCGCCGGGGCGCTCGTCACCACCACAGATGTACGTCGCGCCGGTCATGGGCGGTCGTCCCAGTCCTTGCGCAGGTCGTCCAGGTAGTTCTCGGGGTAGTCGACGCTGAGCCGGGCCGCATCATCCAGGGCCGCGATCTCGGGATGGTTGGGACGGGCCCGGACGATGTAGTCCTCGCGGTACCGGGTGCCCGCGTCGCCGGGGCGTAGCCAAGGGTGGTTCGCACGGAGCCCGTCGATCGGTGACCACCACGCGGTGAACTTGACACCGTCCTGGGTGGTCACGTCGTACAGGGCGCCCTCGATCAGGTCGGGCATGAGCGGGGTGTGCTTGTCGAGCGTCCATGACGCGTGCTGCGGGCCGATCCACAGCGGGTATGGCGGGTAGCCCTCGATGTGCACCCCGATGCCCTTGGCCGGGTTGCGGTCGATCCGGGTCACGGGGCCGATGGCGCGGGCCATCTTGAGCGTGAGTTCTACGGTGTCGCCTACCTCGATCAGTTCGGGGTCGGGCATGGGGTTCTCCTCGGGGTAAGGGGTCAGGGCGTAGTCGTTCTTCGCGGACTCGCGGGCGATCCGGCCGAGCTCGCGGAACGCCTCGGCTATCGGCGTGACGACGTCGGCGTGCCACATCCGACCGGCGGCGTGGAATGCGCGGTGCATGTCTCGGACCTGCTGGACTCCGTCAGGCAGTGGGCCGATGAACTCGCAGGCGTCGCACACGTCGTTGATCATGGGGTCTCTTCTCCTCGGGCGCGGCGTCGCGCCAGGATCTTCTCGGATGCGCGCAGCGCGAACGGGCTCGGGGCCTCGACGTCGGCCAGGCCGTGCTCGGCAGCCGCGCGGCCGGACTCGAACAGGGGTATGAGGGTGGTGTATTCGTGCAGGGCGTCCACCTGCTCGGGGGTGAGCCGGCCGGTGGACTCGGCCAGGCGCACACCGAGGGACTGCGTCATGTCGTGGCAGCCCACCCACCCGGCACACATCCGGCCGTCCACCTGGTGGCACATGAACACCCCGAGCGGCTGCAGCGCGGTGTCCTCGTCGTACGCGGGCAACTTCTCGTACTCGACGCGTTCCCAGACCCCTGACGGGACGTCGGTGCGGTATGGGCACGAGCCGCATGGCGCAGCAGCCGGGGGCAGTATCTCGGTCATCGGGTCATCCCTTCCCAGTTCGCGGGGTCGAGCGTCCCGCCCATCAGCATCGCGAGCAGCAGCGACAGGAACGCCGTGGCCAGCGTCGCGACGGCCCAGAGCACGATCTGACCCAGGATCCACAGCACGGCCACGAGGATCCCGCCGTGCAGCGGGGTGCGGCTACCCATCTACGGTCTTCCGGTAGTCGTCCGGGCTGAGGTACGTGACGCAGACCTCGCCCGGAACCGACCAGTCGACATCCACGATCTGCTGGTTGTCGTCGAGCATGAAAGCGCCCGAGTACGCGCCGACGTACTCGGGGTCCTCCTCGGCGTTGTAGTCGGTGCTGAACCACGCCCGGTGCAGGCGCATACGTCGGCGGGTCACTGCGGGCCCAGGGGCCGCACGAGCCACAGCGCGACGTCGCTCGCGGCGACGACGGCGTCAGCGACGATCTGCCCGTGGCCGGTCGCGATCGCGATCGCGACGGCGCTCGATCCGATGGTCAGGGCCCAGTTCTTCCAGCTGGTGTCCACGGTGGGGACCTCCTCGGGTTCGTGTGCGTGTGGTGCACCCCATAGTTTGCCACATCCATGTGGGGCGTGCGACCATTGGTGTGGAACTGCACCACTATTGAGAGGGGCCTGGCATGGATGCGCTCACCAAGGTCACAGAGCTGTCAGAGGAAGCCGAACTAGCTGAGGAGCGGTACAAGGCCGCGCTGGCTGCTCGGGATGACGCGATCTGGCGAGCACGGACCACGCGCTACGAGCCTGATGGCCCGGCCAAGTACGGGCCCGGTGTCATCGCCAAGGCCGCGAACCTGACCCCCGAGCATGTCCGCCGGATCTGCAACGCAGAGGGCCGCAAGCACGTCGGCGAGAGCACGGACTGAGAACTAGCGCGACCCCCACGGATGCCGATCACGTGAGGGTCGCGAGCCTGATGGCGACAGGCGTCTACAACTGTAGGCGCCACCAATCCGTTATGAGAGGTGGAGCCCATGCTCTATGACATCACCGCGATCGCGGTCTGCGTGGTCGCGCTCGTGTTCATCCTGTGGGACGGGCACATCAGCAAGGTGGAGTCCTACGTACTGGCGGTGTGCTGCCTGGTCCTGGGCGCCACGTCCTGGGTCGTGGACCTCCTGCAGGGGACGGTGTTCGCGGCCGAGTGGAACGCCTACGTCGTCGCTGCGGTGCTCGCGCTGCTCGTGATCTGGAAAGGCCCCGCCGGGAAGGTGAAGGGCTTCCTCCTGATGCTGTGCGCGCTCGTGCTCGGCTCCACGGCGGTCGTGACCACCATCCTGCCCCCGATCGTGAACATGATCATCGGCGCGATCGGCGCGTTCTTCGTCGGCATGTTCAGTTGACCCGCAGGGCGTAGTACCGAAAGTCAGGGGCCCCGCGCGGGTGTGGACCGGCAGGAATCACACACCGCACGGGGCCCTAGCCCTTTCGGAAGAAACAACCCCCACACGCACATGTGAGAAAGGACGTTCCACCGATGGCTAACGATGCTGTGTCGACTGGAGACACGCAAGACGGACCCGACGAGGACGCGCGAGCGCTGCAGACCGCTGCGGACGCGCTCGCGGAGATCGGCACGGACCTGTTCATCAGCGACGACGGCGCCGTGACCGTGCAGGACCCGAACGAGGTGGCCTACCTCGGCACCCTGACGGGCCCTGGGACGTGGGACTGGGAGGAGGATCGCCCGGACGCGCAGCGGATCGAGCCGCAGCACGCCGCGCAGATCGGCGCCGAGCTCGCGGTGGTCGACGAGCGCGTCGAGCCGCCCATCCCCGAGCGCGCGCAGGTCGTGCCCGCGTGGGCGACGGACGGGCGGGTGCTGCTGCCCTGGATCGGGGGTCGCACGGTCGACGGAGCGGCCCTTGCGGCGTTCCACGTCATCCGGGCGCCCTGGTACGCGCTGCGTGGCCTGACGGGCGTTGTACGCGGTGTGGGCCGGTGGATCGCCCGCACCGAGGACGACGAGCAGCACAAGGCAGACCTCGCCGCTGCCGGGTCGCTCAAGGCACGTGGCCGGCTGCGCGCCGTGCGCACCCGGGGCCGTGCCGTGCGGTTCGTCGCCTCGATGCTCCCGGTAGGTGCGATCGCCGCATGGCTGGAGTTCGGCCAGTGGGGCATCGTCCCGGCCGTGACGTGCACCGCGGCGTTCCTCGGGCTGGCGATCGGCGGGTGGCGTGCGTCGCACGTCGAGCGCACGCCGCGCGAGGCTGCGGCGATGCGCCGCAAGGTCCCCGCGCTGAGCCGCCCGTTCGTGTCCGAGGCGCTGGCGATCGTCGGCTGCGGCCCAGTGCCGATGCCGTCCGGCGGCATGGCGGGTCCTGTGGTGGTGTCGTCCTCCCCCGCGCGTGGCGGTGAGGTGATGGTGATCGACCTTCCCCCGGGCGTCGCCGTCTCGCGGCTGCTCAAGAAGCACGAGGAGTTCGCGCACGCGCTCGGGCGCCCCGCTGAGTGCGTCGTGATCGAGCCCCTGCCGCGCGTGTCCCCCGGCCGGTTCGAGCTGTTCGTGGCGTCCAAGCGCCTCGACGAGAAGGACCCACCGCGGTGGGCGTGGCGCGACGGCAAGCGGCGTTCGTTCTTCGACGGTGTCCCCGTCGGTGTCGACGCACGCGGCCGGGAGGTGATCGTGCCGCTGTTCGAGGCCAACGGGCTGATCGCCGGTGCGACCGGCATGGGCAAGTCGTACACGGCGCGGCTGCTGCTCATGGGCGCCGCTCTGGACCCGACGGTTCGCCTGATGATCCACAACCTGCGCGGCGGTCCCGACTACCGGGCGTTCGCGTCGGTCGCGCACACCCTGCGCGCCGGGTCGTCCGCTGCGGATCTCGATGCGCTGGCGGCTGACCTGGCGTGGATGCAGGCCGAGATCGAGCGTCGTGGCCGGGTGCTGGCGTCCCTGCCGGCGTCCGAGGTGCCCGAGTCCAAGCTCACGCCGGAGATCGCCGCGCGCGAGGGCATGGGCCCGGTGATCCTGCTGGTGGACGAGGCACAGCGGGCGTTCATCTCCCGCATCGGGAAGCAGCTCGCCGTCCAGTTCGAGGACGTGGTGCGCACGGGCCGCGCCGTCGGGATGGACGTGCAGCTGGTCACGCAGGGCACCAAGGACGGGGCGATCCCGTCCGGGATCATGGACCAGCTGGTGCGCCGGATCGGGCACGGCGTGACGACGATCTCGGACGCGAACCTGATCCTCGGGTCCGACGCGCACGGGCGCACCCACCGCGCTGTCGACATCGAGGCGCCGGGCATCGCGTACGTGGGCACCGCCGGCGGGCAGATGGTCAAGGCCGCGATCGCCAAGGTGGACCTGCCCGACGTCGAGCGGATCGTGGCGCACGCCCACAAGCTGCGCAGCGCGGCCGGGACGCTGTCCGGGATGGCTGCGGGCGACGTCGCGCCGGACGAGCACGACGGCAGCGCGGCCTCGTTCCTGCACGACGTGCTCGGGGTGTGGCCCACCGAGGGAGGCAAGCCGCGGCGTAACGCGCTGTCGGCCGAGCTCGCCGGGTACCTGATCGAGTGCGACGCGGACGAGTACGGCGCGATCGATGGCCCGGACGTGTCGCGGCGCATGACCGATGCCGGGGTCAAGGTGTCCTCTCAGCGCACGCCAGCGGGCGACGGGCGGGGCGTGAAGCACGCGGACGTCTCCCAGGCAGCGAGCGCCCTCGACGGGCCCTAGGATCGCCGCAGGGTCGTTCCTCACGAGCGCCCAACTCAGCAGAGAACCCCCCGTGCCTGGTGCACGGGGGGTTCTCTGCTGCTCGGGGCCTACTCGTCGTCTGCTTCCTCGACGTCGTATCCGGGGCCGGTGACGGTCACGCTCTTGATGCCGGGATCGGTGTCGACGTAGCCCTGGTAGCGGGCGATCGTGGCCGGGTCGAACGACTCGAACGACCGTTCGCCGCCGTTGCGCCACTTCACAGTGACAGTTGCCATGGTGTTCCTCGTCTCTGGTGGGGGTCCTTCCTCAGTGTCGCCGGGGTGCCACGGGTCACCGGTCACTTGGCCACGAGCGGCATGTACGCGCTGATCTCGCCGCGCAGGGCGTCCTCGGCGATGAGCCGGGCCTGGATGGCCTGCAGTCCACCACCGCGCGTGGACTCGGCACGCATCGCGTTCTCCCAGTTCATGGCGGCGTTCAGGACCCGGGCAACAGCGTGGTTGGCGTCGCTGGGCTCGCGCGTCTCGGCGTCGGGCAGTGACGGTGGGGTGCACGGCGTGCCGGGCTCCAGCTCGTGCAGGAGCCACCAGCCCATCTCTACGCACTGGTACGTGTGCGCCATAGCCGGCAGCGTCTGCCCGAGGTCGCGGCGCCAGTCGGGGCCCACGTGATCCTCGAACGCGGCCTGCACGTTCGCGAGCGGCGTCCCCGCCTGTACTCCGTTGATCCGGCGCACGGCGGCGTGCACGTCGGTGACCAGGTGCCTGATGGCCTCGGGGTTGGTGTTCGTCATGGTTCCTCCGGTGGGTGTGGTGGTGCGGGGTTGGGGTGGGTGATTCGGGATTCCGGAATCGGGAGCAGCCGTCCATGTCAGAGATCCGACGCGACGATGAGCCCTATCCATACGAGGAACACGAGGGCGACAGTCAGCCTGCCCTTGAAGGTGCTGGAGCGGCGCATGAGCTCGTACCCCACGAGACCGACCAGGATTACCACCACGGTGGTCATGGGACCTGCACCATGGTCGCGATGACGCGGGCGGCGAACCGCTCGCGCAGCCGCCGGGGCAGGTACGGGACCATGGATGCGATGTGCTCGACGTCGAGCCGCTTGAGCATCGCGACGTGCGCCTGCCAGAGCTTGGCGACGTCGGACGGCGCTGGTACGAACCAGGTGCAGCCGCAGTCCGGCTGCCCGACGTAGGACATGCACCGAACGTCCTCCGGGGTGCTGCCGACGTGCCGGTTGTGGGCGCATCCGCACGTGCAGTTCATGGTGGACGGGTAGCCGTCCAGGTGACAGATCCGGCCAAGATCGCGCTCATCGGTGAGCATGACGTGCGCGCGCAGTCCCTCGACGACGCGGGCCAGGGTCTCGATGTCCGGTGGTCGTGGTGTGGTGGTCATGGTTCCTCCGTGGTGTGTGGTCAGTGCAGGGTGCGGGTCAGCACGAACAGTGCGTAGCTCGCGACGATCAGGTAGCCACTCCCGGGGGTGCGGAGCGACCAGCGAGCGATGTGGTGACAGATCCAGATGAGCACGTACAGCAGTCCCAGGAACGCGATCAGGACAGACAGGCGCTCGATCACGGCGTGGTGTCGGTGGCGGCAGTGAGCGCCGCGAGCATGGCGCGCTTCTCGGCCTCGATCTTGTCCAGGTCGATCTCGAAATACTCCGCGAGGACCTGCTGCGTGCTCTTGGTGATCGGGACCATGCGCGGCTCGGCCCAGTCGTGGAACTGCTTGTACTCGCCCAGGATGTAGGGCGTCCCGTCCAGGAACGCACCGATCGTCTCGGCGTCGGCTATGACGGCTTCCTGCTTCGCGTGCTCGGGGTAATCGCCCGGGCGGATGCTGCTGGTCATGGTGGCGTGCTCCTCGTCTGCTGGTTCGGGTATGTGCCGCAGGGCCCGGACGAGCCCTGCGGCAGCGTCCTGGTCCATCTCGATGTGAAAGTGATCAGTGTGCGGGTAGCGGTTCGTCCAGATCCTGCCGCCGGTGTGTTCCGCGAGCAGGTTGCGGAGCACGATCGCGGCCTCGTGGCTGGTCTGCACACGGGACAGGCGTTCCTGTAGTTGCTCGCGTGTCGGGCGTTCGTCGTCGCTGATTGGGTCCTCCCCGGGGTGGTGGGCCTGCCATGCACTACGGCCCGGGACCCTGGTGGGGGTCGCGGGCCGGGGAGCGTGTCAGGAGCCGTAGTAGGCGCGGATGATCTCGAACATCTCGGCCGGGCTGACGGGCTCGTCGTGGCAGTCGGCGGGGTCGTCAGCATCGATGTGCAGGGTGACGGACGTGGTCCGGTCGAAGAAGTACAGGGCGATGTGGTCCTCGTCGTCCTGGTGCAGGAACACGCCGCGCGCCTTGCCGTCCCGGCCGCAGTTGATCTCCTCGATCGCGACCCCGGCGGGGATGATCCGCTCGATGGCCTGGGCGGCGATGATGCCCCGCTCCCTACCGGACGCGATCGCCTTGTTGTTCAGGATCGCGAGCAGGTCGGTGGACGGCGTCTGGAAGGGGAGCAGCCCGGCATCGAGCGCGGTGACCAGGTCTACGTCGTGGGTGACCGGGGCGGTGGTGGTGATCGTCATGGTGACTCCCGTGGTGTCCGGACCGGGCCCGTTGCCCTGATCTCGTACCCTCAATCTACCACATCCGTGTCTCATGCGTACACATACGTGTGGCGCCCGCAGCGGGAGCCGCGAGCGCCACAGTGGGCCATCGGGTCGGTCAGTAGCGGGCGCCGGGCTGCTCGACCAGCGTCACGGCGTCAACGGCCCGCAGTTCCGTGCGGTGGTCGGCGAACTGGATCACCAGGTAGGCACCGAACATGTCCACCTGCACACCCTCACGTCCGGTCATGTTGTCGCGGACGTGGGTCGCTGTCGGGCTGGTGACCCGCTGGGCGTACGCAGTGGCGCGGCGCGCGGCCGGGGCGCCGGTGACGGACCAGAACTGCACGGTTGCCCGCTCGATCGCGGCAGCCTCGGGGACGCAGGTGTGCAGGCTGGGAGCGTCGTGCACGCCGCACTTCTCGCAGGGTCGCGGCGAGTCGTCGAACTCGGTCACGATGATGTGGACCGGCGAGCCGGTGGACGGCTTGAACGTCCACACCCCGTCCTCGTTGTACGACACGGACGCGGTCCGCTGCTCGTCGCGGGTGAGCGCGACGGATGCAGCCAGTTCAGCGGCGGTGACAGCGTCGGGTGCGGCGTACCGGCGCTCGGGCGTTCCCTGCAGGCGCTTGCCGTTGGTGCCGACCTGGACCGTGGTGTAGATGCTCATCATGTCTCCCGTGGTGACCGGGTCGGGACCGTCTCCCTGACCTCTGAAAGAACAGTACCACATGCATGTGGGGTCATGCGGCCATGCCGTTCCTGACCTGCTCGCGCAGCGCCAGGAGATGACGCACAGCTGCAGCAGCCTGGTGCGGAACGACGCCGTTGCCGAGCGCTTTCAGCGCATCGTTCCGCGAGATCGGCATCGTCCGGCGTGCGACCGAACCGCGGTGACCGACCGGCCGCGTGTCCCCGCCGGCTCGACGCTGCTGCAGCCGGGCACGCCACGCCTCGACGCTCTCACCTGTCACCCATCCGTCTGGGAGGCCCATCATCCACTCGACGAATCGCGGCGACAGGCGCGCAGCTCCCCCCTTCCCCGTTGCCTCGGTGGGGTCAGGTGCGGGACGCCCCAGGATCGACTCCCAGCGGGCCACGGCTGGGGCGTACTGGCGGAACCGGTGCGTCACCGCGCTGGGCAGCATCCGGTCGCCGGACGAGCCGCGCTGGTTCGGTCCCCCCTTGGTCCCGTCCGTAGCCCGGGGTGTGGGGAGCATGCGCAGCGCCTCGATCGCGAGGGACTTCCCGTGCCCGTTGCCGTTGCCGTGCGCCGACTTCATGCGTGCTGTCCAGGCGTCCCAGTCCGCGACCGCCTTGCCCGCTCCCATGTCGTTCACCGCCGGCGTCGGGAGCAGGGTCACGGCTTCCGTACGAGCCGACCCACTGCCTCGTGCAGCGAGTCCCCGCCCGTCCCAGGCCGGTTCATCCGTGCGTAGTCCGGGCCACTGCTGCCCAGTTTCGCCTCGGGAGTCGGCAGCAGGCCAGGCAAGGACGAAGACTCGGAACCGCCCGTGAGGGGCGCCGACGTCGGAAGCGCGTACGCCCGTCCACCCAGCGTCATACCCGAGCTCGGCCAGGTCTCCGAGTACACGACCGAGTGCCCGCATAGGGTCTCCTCCGGCCTCTCCCATGCAGAAGTCGCAGCGTTCCAGGTGGCCAGTAGTTGCGGGGGCGTTGAGTGCTCCACGGACGTTCTCCCATACGACGAGTTGCGGGCGGATGATGTCTACGGCGTCACACATCGAGGCCCAGAGCCCCGAGCGGGTCCCTGGGCGCATCCCGGCGCGGTGACCGGCGTTGCTGAGGTCCTGGCACGGTGAGCCGCCCGAGACGACGTCTACGGGCTCGACCGCTGACCAGTCCACCTGGGTGACGTCACCGAGGTTCGGCACGCCGGGGAACCTGGTGGCGAGCACGTGGGACGGGGCGCGGTCTACCTCGGCAACCCAGGACGTCTCGACGTCGAGCACCTGGGCCAGGCCCAGTTCCAAGCCGCCGTACCCCGCGAACAGGGCACCGGCCTTGAGGCGTCGCGGATATGGGCGAGCCCCCGTCCGGCTCTGGATGAGCCGGACGGGGGCGTGCCTGCTGATCACCGCACCATTTCGAGGTCAGCGGGCGAGAACGCGCCCAGAACACCGCTCGCGGTGCGGGCGTACACGGGCTTGGCGAGCGGGTGATTGGCAACGATCTGCTCGACGGTCATGGGCTCGGACCACTCGCTGCCCGCGAACTCCGGCAGGGTGCAGCGGACGGTGTCGCCCAGCGCGAATGTGTTCTGCGCGGACAGGAGCACCTTGCAGCGCGCCTCGGCTGCGGTGATCGCGTCCCGCCGGTCGTCGCGCGGCGCCGGGGTCACCGTGCGCAGCGCGGTGACATAGCCCGTGCGGCGGCGCTGGCGTGACGGCGAGTTGCCGATCGTGTCCTCGGTGACGAGCCACACGTATGTACGGCCCTCGGCGTCACGGCTCTCGGAACCGCCCAGGGGAGCCTCGACAACCACGTAGCGAACGCCCTGGTTCTTCGCGTACTGCGGGCTGTCCTCACGGAACTCGACGACGGCGCCGACCGCCGGGGCGGTGGTGGGGCTGGCGATCTCGGTGCTCATGGTGTCTCCCTCGGTGACGGGGTCGGCACTAGTTTCGCTGGTCACCTCGGAAAAGACCGGGTCGAAGTCGGACAGCACGGCGCACGCGCGGTCTGCCAGCGCCGAGTCGAAGTTGTCGCGCTTCATCTCGCGGATCACCTTGCGAGCCTGCTCCACGGTCATCTCGGGCTCATCCTCGACGACGCGCACGAAGACCACGGAGCCCAGCGCGGTGGGGTTGAACGTGTACACGCCATCCTTGCTGCCACCGTGCACGTACCCCTTGCCCGCGATCGCCATCACGTGGAACTTGGCCGCGACAGCGGGGAGACCTACGCGGTACTTCCGGCTCGGCGCGCCATCGAGGGCGTTGCCGTGGCGGTCGGTCTGAGTAGCGGTGTACGTCTTCATGATGTCTCCCTGGGTGACTCTGGTCGGGACTCGCTCCCTGACCTCTGACAGAACAGTACCACATGCATGTGGGGTCACGCGCGGGTGGCGCATGACCCCACGGTGCGGATCAGCGAGGACGATTGCCCACCATGTGGTCGGCGGCGAGCGGGACGATCGAGTAGCGGCCGATCGCGGCGGCGAGGCCAGCGTGGGTCAGGCTGCCCTTGGACTTGCCCGGCGTCGGGATCATCGCGTCACCCTCGGTGGGGCGCCCGACCTCCTCAAGCACCTCACGCACCACGTAGCGGATGCCGACGCTGTCCACCTCGGTGACCTCGCAGAGCGTGGTGAAAGAGTGGATGTGCTTCGACCCGTCGGTGGCGGTCCAGAAATGTCCCTCGTTCTTCTGGAACTGGGCGCCGACCGTGACGGTGGTCTGCTGGCGGGTGCTGCGGCTCATGGTGTCTCCCGTGTGACTGGGTCGGGACTCTCTCCCTGACCTCGTGACAGAACAGTACCACATTCATGTGGGGTGCCGTCACGTGGTGGCCACCTTTTCCAGCCAGCGGTGCAGTTCCCGTACGTGGCGCGCGTCCGCGAGCGCATGATGCGCGGCGCGCTCCTGGGTGGGCGGGTTCCCGTCGAACGCCCACACGCGCGCCCCGACCAGCCGGCTCGCTTCCTGCTGGATGTCGTTGGTGTACATCGGGATCCCTGCGGGGAGCTCGACCATCGAGCCGAACAACTGCGCGAGCAGCACGTGGTCATACGCCGCGTAGTCGGCCCAGAGCTCGACGGGTCCGCCGGCGGCCAGGATGAACTCGCGCACCTCGCGGGCGATCGTCTCGCGGCGCTTCACGACCGGGTCCCCGTAGTGGAACAGCCACCGCTTGCCCATGCTGTTGCGCATGTCGCCCGAGCCCTTGGGGAGCTGCGGCACAACGTGGTCCATCAGCCACCGGTGGCGCTTGATACGGCGGACGGGCATGTCCCGGTTGACCGCGTAATACTCGCGCCCGTCCTCGCTGACCATGCCGATCGAGATCGGCTCGATGGTGCGTCCGTCCTCGATAAATTCGGTGTCGTACCAGATGCGGGTCACGGGGTTCTGCTCGGTGGTGGCCATGGCGGTCATGGTGTCAGACCAAGCCGTCACAGCGGTGACACGGGGTGTTGTGCTGGTGCTGTGTCACCGGGCTGTGTCAGTGCCGCAGCCGCGCGTTTCCGGGGCTGTAAGGGCGTGTCAGGCCGGGAACGCCCGTAGGGCCCCCGCGCACGCGCGCGGGGGCCCTACGGGGTCTGTGGCGATCTGCTGACACGTGACACAGGTGGAGCGGCGCCCGTGGGCGCCGCTCCGGTCGTGCTAGCCCTGCGGGCGTGGATCCCCGTTGCCGGGGTGCTCGTCCTTGAGGTGCTGCACCAGCGCTGAGAAGTTCCTGCACCTCTCGCCGCACTGGTCGCACTTGGGCTTGCCCAGCATCCCGTCGGCGATCTTGTCCAGTTCGTCACCCGTGGGTGGCATGTTGACCTCCTGGTCTCCGGGCCGGGGCGGTTCCCCTGACCTCGTACCCTCAGATTACCACATGCATGTGGGGTCAGGTGTACGCCTTGCCGCTCTCGCGGACGACGTCGCCCGCGAACTCGGAGATCTGCCCCTCGTCGCTCGTGGTGAGCGTCCCCGTCTGCTGCCCGGCTGCGTTGCACACCACGATGTGCAACGCGCCGTCCCTGTGCACCACGTGCACTGTGCAAGGTGCGCCGGTGTTGCCGATCGTCCACTTGGTGGCCATCGTCGTTCCTCTCGGTCGGTGAGTTGCAGGTCAGCCCATGGCCGCGATGACCACGTCACGGTCGTTGTATGCAGTGCGCAGGCTCGCCTTGAAACCTGCAGCGAGCAGGGCCTTGTGCACCATGTCCCCGGTTGCATCGCGGTGCTGCTGCAAGAACTCGCGGACCACCTCGCGCCGGTCGGTCACCGTGGCGTTCTTGGGGGTCTCGACGGGCCGACGCGCAGTGGGCAGGTCGGCCAGGATTGCAGACGCCTCCCGCTGCACAGCGGCTGCAGCCCGGGCGGCGTACTCGTGCACATCTGCAGTTGCAGGCCCTGCAGTTGCAGGCTCGGGCTGCAGGTCTGCAGGTGCAGATGCAACTGCAACGGGGTGTGCAACTGCAGGTGCAGACTGCAGAACCTGCACGTGTGCAGCATCTGCAGGTGCAGGCTGCACGTGGTCTGCAACTGCAATCAGGTCGCCCTGCATCTTGTGTGCAGTGCTGGCCGCGATCGCTGCAACCGAGACGCGGACCTGCTCGGCGTACTGCGCAGACCGCAGCCACGCGCCCAGTTCGGCGTCCCGCTCCTCGCGGGGCACGTGCTTGGCGATCCGGCGCGCAGCGGCACGGGCCCGCGCAGCGGCCAGAGGAGCGCGCCAGGAGCCGTGTGCCAGCCCCTCGGCCTCTCCGGCCTTGAAGAACCGGTACAGGAGCGTGTGGCGGCTCTCCTGGGCCCGGTGGGCACGGTGCCGTGCACCACAGAACAGGTGGATCACCAGTTCCCAGAGCCCGGCGGCGAGGAACGGCGCGAACATGCGCCACCCGGCAGCCGACGCAGCGGCGGACAGGGTCAGGTTCCCGGCCAGGTACTCCATGATCTCGAACAGGGCACCGAACAGCCCCGAGACGCCGGACAGCGCCCACGTCGCGGTGCGGAACACTGCGGTCGGCTGGAGCCGGTACGCCTCGATGAACGTGGCCCCGGCGACCACGGCCAGGGCCAGTTCGATGACGCCGCCGAACAGGTAGGACGTGATCTCGGGCAGTTGCATGACGTTCTGCGCGAACGCCACGCCACCCAGGTAGGCCGCGCCGTTGGCGACGACGGCGACGAGCAGCACGGCAAACGTGAGCGCGATCAGCAGCCGGCGGATGAATGCAGGCTCGGCCATGTGTGCAGGAGCTGCAGGCGTGGTGGTGTGGTCGGTGTGCACTGGGATTCCTCTCTGTGCAGGCGGTCGGGACTCGTTCCCTGACCTGGTCCGCAGACCGTACCACATGCATGTGGGATTGCACATGCATGTGTGCAGACGCTGTTACGGATGCATGCTTGTGACCTGCACAGTTGCAGTTGCACACCGGGATTGCAGATCACCTGCAGAGACCTGTTGCATGGCTTCTGCACATGCAAGAGGGCCCGTTGCACACCTGGTGTGCAACGGGCTCTCGGTTCTGCAGACGGGCTACCAGTCGTCTGCGGACTGGATGATCAGCACGCCGCCGAACACGACCACACAGCCGATCGCCGCGCACACCCACCACGGGACGGAGACGTCGAACAGTGGCCCGTCGAGCAGCCGGATCGCGAGCGCGATCACTGCGGCGACGAGCAGCTTCACGACAAACTCAGTGACCGGGTGCATGCCGTGGTCCTGGCTCGGGTATGAAGGTGACGAACGACTCCGCACGGGTACCGGCTTCCATGGCCTGGTGGTTCGCGAGCTGGCGGTAGATCCCGGGCCCGAACGTGCCGATCGAGGCGCCGCAGCCGCAGATGGATCCGCCGGCGTACCCGACGCGGGGCGGGTCGCTCTTGTCCGGCTCGACGTGGACGTGGTCGAACAGGATGTTCCCCAGCACTTCCAGGTCCACCACGACGCGGAACAGCGGCACGGTGGGATCGTCTGTCACTGGGGTACCTCCGGCGGACCGATCAGTGCCGTGGGAGTGGCGAGGTAGTTGGTGCGGTACACCCAGCAGTAAGCGGACACGTCCCCGTCCTGCACCTTGAACCAGGTCGTGTTCTTGATCTCGTCGTTCCCCGAGATCATGCTCACGGAGTCAGCTGTGAACGCGGCCACGGGGACGTCGTTCTGGGTCTTGATCACCACGAGCATGTCGCGGCCGGTGAACAACCCGCGGGCCCGGGTCTGCAGCACGTTCAACCACGGCACGCCGGGCTCGGTGGACGTCGCGGCGACCTCGATGTCTGCGCGGTCGAGCATGGTCACGCCGGTGTCGCAGATCATCGCGGACGAGCCGACCAGGTCCACGACGTGCTTCCCGACAGACACCGACACCACGGCGCCCTTCTCGGTCGAGCCGTCGTCAGTCGACGTGTCGTGCTCGGGGTTGTGGAACGGGTAGATCGACTTTCCGGTGATGACCGTGGTGGTCTGGCCGGTGTTGTTGTCGTACGTGTACAGGGTGGCCTCGCGGCCCTGCCACCGGGCTTTGGCGTCGTCCACGCTGAACTCGGCGCCCTCGCAGCCAGAGAGCGCGGTCAGTGGTGCGATGACGAGGGCAGCGAGCGCCATGGTGATGCGGTGTGCTCGGGGTGTGATTCTCATGCGGGCTTGGTCTCCGTCGGGGTGTCGTCGGTGGGCGGGGTGGCCGGTTCGGGTGCGGTGAAGATCTTCACGAACTGTCGGAAGCCGTCATCCTGGACGACGTCCTGCACCATGGCGTGCGTGGCGCGGAGTTCGTACAGCCGCTCGAACCTTGGGCGCATGCGCGAGGCGCCGATACCCCAGGGGATCGTGATCAGGACGCCGAACGTGATCACCCACCACGGTGCGTCGTCCTGGATCAGTTTCGCTGTGCTCGCGGTCATGATCACACCGCCCGTCAGCCATGCGGCGAGCTGGGCACGCAGGATCCAGTGGGCGCGCCGCAGGCCCTTCTCGATCTGTTCGGCGTGCTCGGGGAACGCGTCTAGTGCCTCGGTGAAGTTCACGTGTGCCTCTCGGTGATCTGGTCCCCACCGGCGCGTCGCAGGCCGGTGAAGATGTCGTCTATGTCGGTGCGGGTGAGTTGGGGGTACTCGCCCAGGACGTACCGCAGTCGAGCGTCCATGTGCGCGGCCACGGCTGTCTGATGCCAGTTGGTGGCCATCTGCCGGGCCTCGTCCGGGCTCAGAGATCCACCCATGGATCCCCGGCCGATGTGCACGTACGGCTCGCCGGTGTGGGCGCCGGCTACAGCCTCGATCCGCAGCGCCGATTTGCCGCGGCCCATCGGCCGGTGGTCGCGGACGTCGCGCAGGAACGCGCCGATCGTCTGGACGTTGGCGCCGAGACGGCGTTCCATCACGCGGATCAGCGCTATGTCCGTCTCGGCGCGCGATGCCGCGTCGGTCAGGTCCTGGGCGGTCGTGGTCACGATGGTGGGCGTGAGGACGGTGCGGATTGGGCCCCATTCCAGGGTGCACACCGCGGTGCCGGTGTCGTCTACGCCGGAGTAGATGTTCACGTTGTCGTCGGTCATGCGGGGCCCTCGCCGCGCGCCTTGTGTCGCAGGTGCCCGGCGTGCGCCGCGGCGTAGATCATGCCGACGCCCCACCCGAGTGCTCCGATCAGCGCGAACCAGGTGTGCCACGTCGGGTCAGGGTTCACGGCGAGCGTGGCGCCCATGGCACTCACACATCCAGCGAACGCGCCCAGGCACGCGAACGCGACGGCGAGGTAGGCGGTCGCGAGCGATCGCAGATACCCGGCCTGCGGGTCCAGGTCGGCGACGGCGCGCAGCGAGCGCCGGGGCTTGGCCGGCGGGTCGGGGTGCAGCGGCACGGGCAGTTCGGCCGGATCGGCCCCGGCGGCGATCAGGTCCTCGCGCTTGGACGCGAGACGGCGCCCGCGCTCGGCGAGGCGTCGGTGCTGTCGTGGTGTGGTCATGGTCGTTCTCCTCGCATCGTCGCGGTCAGGCACTCGCCGCACATCTGCTCACCGTCGCCGTTGAACCATCCCAGCTTGCGGCCGGTGAACACCTGCATCGGCGTGTAGTCGTAGTCATCGGCCATCGTCCGTTCGCGCCCGCAGTCGGCGCAGACCGGGACTGGGGAAGGGGCGGCGATCACCTCGGCCTGCTCGTCCGCCACCTGCTCCTCGCTGATCGGCTCGGTGGCCGGCTGCTCGCTCACGCGCCGTCCGGGATGACCACGAGACCGACGCCGAGCAGCGCGTCAGCGTTCCGGTAGTACCGGGACTGACGCTCGATGTTCATCAGGCGCCATTCGTGACCGTCCGATTCCGCGAGTGTCCGGGCAACGTTCTCGCGTTCTTCTGGTGATCGCCAGGAGCGCCGTTCGGGCGCGACACCCCACACGCTGGGGTCGGACTCGATGCGGTCCCGGATGTACGTCAGCGCCCGCACACGGGTCTCGTACGGCAGGTTCTGCAGCAGGACCAGCACACCCTCGATGGTGCTCAGCTCGGGGTCTGTCTGCGTCGTCGTGTAGTTGAACGTCAGCGGGTCCGGGCCCGGCTCGGGCATGGGCTCGGGGTCGCGGCGGGGATCTTCGTTCTCGGGTCCCACGGGGTTCCTCCTGTGTGTGGTGTGGTGCAACACGGTAGCGGTGTCAGAACAGGGTGTCCTGCACGGGCAGATCGTCGGGCCACGAACCAGCGTCGCCATAGTCGGTGTCGTCAAGGTCCCAGACCTCGCCGGTGTCCAGGTCGCTGACCTGGTCCAGGTGGCAGCCGGGACAGCGCCGCACGACGAGCCGCACGTGCGGGTACAGGTCCGCTACGCCGTTGCCGGGCAAGAGCGTCCCGACGGCGCGCAGGTCGGTGTCACGGATCCACCCGCAGCCGGTGCAGGCCCAGTGGTCGGACGGGACGTGGAACACGAGCGTCGTGCGGCCGGCTAGGCCACCCTCGTCGGTCCAGTCCGACCACTGGACCGGGCGCCCGTCCCACAGTGGCGGCAGGTCGTGGGGACGGGCGTTCGTGGTCATCACGTCAGGATGCCTTGGCCTCTCGCGCCGCGACGGCGAGCTGCCGCGCGGCGTCGTCCCAGCGGATGCCCTGCGTCCGGGCGTGGTCAGACACCAGCTCGACGATCTCGTCCCACTCCATCGGCGCGAGTTCGCGCCGCAGCGTGGTGAAGGTCCCGGGGTTCATCCGCGGCCCTCACGGTGGGCACGGGCGCGCAGGACCTTGGCTGCGGCACGGTTCGCCGCAGTGTCGATCCCGGCGTTCGCGTCGCGCTCGGCGTCCGCGGCGACCTTGAGGAGCAGCGACGCCCCGTAGACGCGCGTGGTCAGGGAGTTGGCGCGCTCCTCGCGGCGGGCATAGTCGGCGCCGAACGTGCGCACCTGGACCATGGCGCCGTAGACCGGCAGTACCTCGGCGAGCGCCTGGACCAGGATGCTCTCGGGGATCTCGCGCAGCTCGGGGTGCCGCTCGCGCATCACCTTGACCATCTCGGGAGCGGCGAGGTAGTCGGCGGGCGCTGCCTCGCCGCCGGTGGGGGTCAGGTCGGCGCTCATGCGTTCTGCTCGCTCTCTGCCCGCAGGCGGCTCGGGGGGATGACGTCACCGATCGTGGTGGTCCGGCGTGGCGCGCCCTGGGAGAGCGCGGCGCGGGCTGCCTCGAACGCGGCCCGGCCGCGCCCGTTTGCGTCGTTCGCTGCGGCCACGGCAGCCTCGAACGCGATCGCCTGGGCCGCGCCGGATCCGGGTGCAGCCTGCCCGGCGTTGATGTTGCAGTCCGGGCAGCGGCGCACGTACTCGCGGCCCTCGGGGTCGGTGGCCATGGCCATGCGGGTGCGGTGGTCGCACCGGCCGCACCACGCCAGGTGCACAGGACGTTCCTGTGCGGGCTGCATCGGCGCCGGTGCGATCTCGAACCCACGCCACTGCATGATCCGCTCGGAGAGCCGCCCAGCGTTGTGCAGGGACACCACCAGGCCCTCGGGGTTCGTGGCGCCGGTGGCCTCGATCAGCCACGTGCGGAACCGGGTCTGCTCGTCGGGGTTGAGCATCATGGCGTCCAGGATCGAGGACGGGCTGCCGACGGCGCGCGGAGCGTCGCCGTGATCCCCCTCGGGCTCGTCCGCAGCAGCGTCCGCGTTACGAGACTGGACGTTGCTGCTCGATGTCTCCACGGGTCCAGCAGTAGGCGCGCGGAGCGCGCCACTGCTCCGAGGGTCCTGGGGAGGGTTATGGAGAGGGTTGGGTGTCCCGGGGACACCCCTGGGGGTGTCTGTGTGAAACCCCTGGGGGTGTCCCTCTGACACCCCAGGCTTGGGGTGTCTCTCTGACACCCCAGGATCTGGTGCCTTGTCGGCCCTCGGCTTGCGCTCCGGAGCAGGCGCGAGCTCGGGCCGATCCTGCGGGGTCAGCGGCGGGCGCCCACGGCCCGCACGCCAGATGTTCACCGACAGTTCGGCCTCGGCGCCGTCGTACCGCTTCTCGGCCCGGAAGTACGACAGGGGCACCTGCAGGTCGTACACGACGGGGCGCCGGTTGGCGGGGATCATGAGCGCCGAGCGCTGGTCACCCTGCCGGATCAGGCCACGGTCTTCCAGGTCACCCATCCGACGGCGCACCGTCGACTCAGCGAGCCGGGTGCGGGCGCTGATCGTCATGATCGACAGGAACGAGTTACACCCGTCCTGGTCAGCGGCCTCGGACATCGCCACGAGCACGGCCCACTCCTGGGCGTCTGCGACGGGTGCGGCCTTGACGGCCCACAGGATCTGTTCCACGTATCTCCCTCTCACTGGGTGAGCGGAAGCCGGAACGCCCCAAATGCCTGGTAGCATCGTGGGCGAGACGTAGCCGGGTGCTTCCGGCTTCCTGCCTCCGGGGCCCTGCACAGGTCCCGGGGGCATTTCTCTTGTTCCGGACACCATACATGCCTAAGGCACCGTTTCAGCGCTGCTCAAGGGTGATGCCCCCGTGTCTGTCAATCCCACACCCGTGTGGTACTGTTCTGATGCAAGGTCAGGGAGCGAGTCCCGACCCAGTCACCCAGGGAGACACCATGAACACCCGCCGGCCCAACTCTGCGGGGCGCCCCTTCCAGCCCGGCGACCACGTCCGCATCACGGACCACACGCGCCAGCTCGTAGCGCCCGCTGAGCAGTACGTGTATGAGGGCATCGTTTCGAGGATTGATCCCGGAGCAGATCCCGACAGCGGGCACGACTACGGCCCATACCTGTGGATCGACACAGAGCCGTTCGACAACGGATCCGGGAAGACGTACACCGCGACGTTCTGCCCTCTCACGGAGGACCTGACCAAGGGCTCGGACGTGTTCGGTCGGACGATCGAACTGCTGGAGCCCGTGATAACCGACGGCGCGTCCAACTGAACTACCGGGTGCGGCCCGGCTTCCCCCGGGCCGCACCCGGTTCTCATCCCACCACCGCGAGGAACGAGGACACCATGGCCACGAGCATCACGATCAGCATCAGCGGGGACGGCGACGCGCACGTCTGCGGTCCCATGTGCGACTGCCCCACCGCGCTCTACCAGACACAGGTCGCGATCGACACCGACCGCCGCGAGCAGGGCATGCAGCCCCGGGGCCTCAGCGAGCGCCTGCAGGCGATGCGGTACGCCGCACCGACGACGGCATGGTTCGAGGAGATGTCCCTGGAAGCCGTCCGGCTGGAGACCATGGCCGCGACAAGCCGGGTTCGGGACTGGATCATCCGCGACCACCCCGACAGCGACGCCGCCGTCTGGGCTGCTGAGTGCGACGCTGCCGACGCCGCCACACCGGAAGCGCGGTACATCACGCTGCGCACCGCGATCGAGCCGCTGGTGCCGCTCCTGGTCCGCGCTGACCTGTTGCCAGCCGATCACGAATACGTGTGGCGCGACGACATCGGGGAAGCAGTCGTGCACGCGGGCCATTACCGGTTCGCCGTCAGCGCGGCTGCCACGAGCGCGGCACGGAACGGGGCATGGCTCGTCACGACGTCGGATGAGCGCTCCGGCGACAACACGGACGGCACGTTCAGCGAGCGCGTGAGCGTCGATCGGCAGGAGATCCGCGCGTGGCTCGTCGCCTGGGCTGCCGCGAACACCTACGCCTGACCAGCACCACCCACCACACACCCACCACCACAAGAGAGGCCCACCATGGGACTTTTCAGCCGCGACACCGAGGACACGTCCACGCCTGCGGAGCGCAAGGCGTGGAAGCGCCGCGCCGAGCAGCAGATAGCCGAGCAGCGCCGCGAGCAGCAGGGCATCCCCCGTACGCCGCCACCGGCGCCAGGATCGCAGCACCGCCGCGCACGCCGCCCCGAGTAGCGTTCTGACGCACTCCCCGGCCCACCAGCGCCCCATCACGGGGCGTTGGTGGGCGGGGGGAGTACGGCAGGCCACCAACCCCTCACGACGCCACGAAAGGCACCCTGATGACCGAGCCCACCACCCCCACCACCGACGAGCCCGAGGAGGTCACCGCCGGTTGGCTGTTCATGACCGCGAACGCCCTCGGCCTGTCAGAGGCCGATCTCGCGTTCGTGCTCGGCGTCCGCCAGGACACCATCCGGAAGAACTGGAAGTACGGCACCGCCGCGATCGCCGACGGCGTCCGCACCGACCTGCAGAAGTTCGTCAAGTTCACCGACGAATGCGTGAACCTGCTCGTCGATCGCGCGGAAGGGATGACCGATCCCGCGATCGTCGTCTACGCGAACCTCCGCGACGTCCCCGAGCGCCACGTGGCTGCCGAGTACGGCATCACCTGGTGGGACCACGTCGCGTTCTCCGTGCACAAGCAGCTCCCCGAGGTGTACGTGGGCAACCTGATGGAGATCGGCGCCGCATACGACTACGACCACGTCCGGGGCCTGTCCAGCGTCCACGATGACCCGTCCATGCTCGCGATCTGGGTAACCCCGCAGCGCACCCGCGCCGGGCGCACCGTCTGACCCCTGCTCGACCACACGAGAGGAACCACCATGGCCTGGCTAGCCCCGATGAACAGATGGCGTCTGCTGACCGCATCAGACCCCGCGTACGACGGCATCCGCTACGCGGCCCTCGCGCCGGGCTGCACCAACGAGCCCCACGACGGCACCGAGTGCGGCTGCCGCATGTTCCTCGACCAGAGCGAGGGGGACAAGTACATCCGCAGCGTGATGTAGCCGGCTGACCAACCCCGCTCGACGAGAGGAACCACCCATGGAAGAGATCCAGATCAACGCAGGGCCCCTGCGCGTTCCCACCGAGGAGAACGCCCAGGCCAACATGGACGCGTTCGCGTCAGACCTGGTCCTGCTCGACATCACCACCACGGCGATCACCCGCAACCCCGGCGCCGACGCAGACGGCCGGTACGGCTACCAGCTCGGGTTCGAGGACGGGCGCGTGCTCGACGTCGAGATGCCCGGGCTCCCGCTCGCGGAGGTCCGCTACCTCGACGAGGACGGGCAGGACATCTGGACGTTCCCCAAGGTGTCGATCGGCGGCGAGCCGTGGGTGTGGATGTTCGCCCTCAAGGCGTGCCAGCAGCCCGGGCTCACCGCGACCCAGCAGCCCGTGCCCACGCCGTACGAGCAGCAGGACGACAACCCCGACCCCACCAAGTGCGGGGACCCGGACTGCGACTGCTGAGACGACGAGATCCCCCAGCCCGGACAGGCTGGGGGATCTCGCCATGGCCCCGAGGGGGAAACCTCTGGGGGGTGTCGCCCCGACGTCGTCACAGCGTCGAGATCGTCAGGATAGCCCCCACCACCGACACGGCGCTGGTGAGTTGGTGATCAGCGGCCAGGACGTGACTGCTGAACCAGGTAGGTCGCGGCCTCGAACCCCAGGATCTCGTCCACCTGCCCGGGGAAGTCAGCTAGCCGTGCCACGGCCCGCATCATCGCGGCCCACTGGGACGGATGCACGGTACGAGCGATCGGCGGAAGCCGCGGGAACTGGTCCACCGGACCGGCGAGCGGCGGACGATGACTGTCACCGAACGGCGTCGAGCGGGCATACCGTGCGAGCGCGTCGGCTATCTCGTCAGCCATCAGCATTACCCACCCGTCATCGTTATGGCATTACCAGAAATGCCAGCATAATTCTCGAAACGATAACAATCTACAGGTGAGGTAAATGCATATCGACGGAACCGGCCCCGTGCTTTCCTGCGATCACAGCGCCCATACGGACACGCAGCTGATCGAATGCCTCGCGCAGTCGTGGGGCGTGACGGTGCCCCAGCTGATCGCGATCATGGCCGCGCTCGTCCTGTCCCACACCGAACGCGCGGCGATCGCGGACACCACCCCGATCGGGGTGATCAGCCTGTTGCCCGAGCTGCCCGGCCGCGAGTGCGACTGGTGTCACCGCCAGCTGCCGCCCGGCATCCACCACTCCCGGAAGTACTGCCCAGACACCGACTGCCGACGCCACGCGTACAACGCTTGGCAGCGAGCCGGCCGACCCACCAACAGGAAGAGCACCGCATGAACTGGCCCGTCATCACCCTGATCGCGCTCACCCTCGGCGTCGCCGCCGCAGCACTGTGGCTCGCCGTCGTCGACATCCGCGCCGACCGAGCTCACAACCGGTGGATGCGCCGCAACGACGTTCGCCGGCGCCGTACCCGCATCGAGGTGTCCGGCATCAGCCGCGGCTACCGAGGCATGGGCCTCGACGGTCGCGCCGACCACCCCGGCGCCCTGCGCAAGCGCACCGGCCCCTGACCCCAGACACGTGAATGCCCCCGCCCCGATGGCCCATCGGAGCGGGGGCATTCCCCCGTGAAACACGCCCTGTGATCGCGACGACGAACACCAAGCACCCGCAGCGTAACCGACCCCAGACCGACACGGGGCCCCACCCACAGGTCGAGCCGCCCCACACGCGTGTGGTATATTGAGCGTGCGAGACCAGGGGAACCGCCCCGGTCCAGAGCCACGGAGGCACCATGACCGACACCCCCAAGCACCCCGACGTCCAGGTGCACCTCAGCACCGGCCACGACGCGAACGCATTCATGCTGATCAGCACCGTGCGCCGCGCCCTGCGCAAGGCCGGGGTGCCCCTCGACGAGATCGAGCAGTTCGCCAGCGACGCCATGTCCGGGGACTACGACCACGCCCTGACGACGATCCGGGCCTGGGTCCAGGTCTCCTGACCCCCACCAGCAGCACCCCCGCGAGAGGAACACCATGCCCATCCACCAGAAGATCACCGAGGCCGAGTACAACGCGCTCCCCGGCCTACGGAACTCCGCCATCAAGGGCGTACTGGAGAGCCCGGCCCTGTACAAGCACGGCCTGGACAACCCCAGCACGGCCAAGCACTTCACCATCGGGTCAGCCGTCCACTCCCTGCTGCTGGAGGAGGGCAAGACCGTCGTGCACGTCCCGGTCGACAACTGGAAGACCAAGGACGCCCAGGAGCGGCGCGACGCCGCGCTGGCCGATGGCAAGTACCCGCTGAACAACGCCGAGCACGAGCAGGCCCAGGCCATGGCCGCACGCCTGCGCACCGACCCCGACGTGGCCAAGCACCTGCGCGCCGGGCAGACCGAGGTCACCCTCACCGGCCACCACGAGCAGACGTTCACGCCGATCAAGGCACGCCTGGACATCCTCGACGTGGAAGCCCGCGTGATCATGGACCCCAAGACCACGGCCACCGCCGACCGTGACGCGTTCGGCACCACGGCCTACCGTCACGGGTACTACATGCAGGCCCCGCACTACATCGATCTCGCAGCCCAGGCCACAGACACCGACCCGGCCGAGTGGCGGTTCCTGTTCGCGGTCATCAGCAAGAGCGCCCCGTACCAGATGTTCGTCACCGAACTCGACGAGGACTCCCTCGCGCTCGGGCGCCGCGACCGGGACCGGGGCATCGATCTCTACCTGGAGTGCCAGCGCACCGGGAAGTGGCCCGACTTCCCCGGCCAGGTCGGTGTCACCACCACCCGCCTGCCCCGCTGGGCCCTGCTGTCCTGACCCGCCCCTGCCCGACCACACACACCACAGACCCACCGGGGGAGCCCCACCATGAACGACACCCTGAACGACCGCATCGAGGCTGTGAAGCGGAACCAGGACCTCTACAAGGCGCTGCTCGCGGCTGACCTGCCCGTCGTCGAGAAGACCAAGACCGCGCGGATCCAGACGAACAACGGCCCCGCCTACTCGTACACCTATGCGGACCTCGCGGCGATCGACCAGCAGGTAACGCCCGTCCTGCGGGAGAACCACCTGCTGATGGATTTCGAGATGCACGACGCGCCCGACGGAACACCGATCCTTACCGGGATGCTGATCCACCCCGAGTCCGGCGGATTCAAGACGTCCGAGTGGAAGGTCACCGGCCGCACCCCGCAGGACCAGGGAGGCTCGATCACCTACGGGCGCCGGTACCTGACCGGCATCCTCACCGGCGTCATCACCGACGAGGACACCGACGGTCGCCAGGCCAACCCCGGCGCCCCGGCCGCACCAGCCAAGCGGCAGGCCAAGCCCAGCAACCCCGCAACGCCCGCCCAGCTGGAACGCCTCGGGCAGGCCAGTGCCGCCGGGATCGACCTGGGCGCCGTGATGCAGCAGACCATCGGCCGTGTGGCCGGGCAGCGCAGCATCACCGAGGACGAGGCCACGAAGGTTCTGCAGGCAGTGGACGCTCAGTCCTAACCTGGGCTCGGAAACGACGAGGCCGGACGCGTCCACCACGAACGCGTCCGGCCTCTGGCACGTAACCCCAACCACACAGAAGAGGTAGGCCCATCATGGCAGAACCGCACCCCACCGACGACGAACTGCAAGCGTTCGCCGCCGACCCCACCCAGTGGGGCGAACCCACCGAGATCCTGACCGGACCCGCCGCAGCAGCAGCCGGCCGGGCCACGCTCGTCGCGGCCGGAGTCGACGTCGCCGAGCTCGAACGCCGCCACGTCATCGGCCTCGCGCGGGAAGCCGTCGAGAACGTCGGCAAGCCCGGCGCGGGGACGCGGTTCTACGCCCTGCAGCAGGGCATCGGGAAGATGGCCCAGAACGATCCGGCCATGGCGGTCATCGTCGCCGCAGCACGCTGGACCGACCGCACCCGCAGCGGGGGAGCACCAGCCCGGCTCGCGGACCTCACGGACACCGTCGAGCACCTACGCGACGTGTACGGCGAGTGCCCGTAGCCGAGCCGGAAACAACGGAAGCCGCATCCCCCGGGCGAGGGGGATGCGGCTTCCGTCTGACAAGGGTTCTACATGGAGAGTCACAACTGGGGGTGCATCCCCTGCGAGGAGGGGACCGGCTCAAGTGGATCAGGGTGTAACCGCTGCTGTACCGACATGAGCCGTGATCGATCTCGCACACCGTAGCACCACTCGACCCAAACCGGGCAGGTCACGAGTCGAAGTACCCCACGCTGATGCTTGCCGCACTCACGAATGTAGCCGTGTCACAGCGGACCGACACGCCGCCGTTCGACTGGATCACGACGCGGAAGATCGTCGCTGCGGTGCCCGCGGTCGTCGGGCAGATGAAATTCAGGTTCGTAGCCGGCCGCGACCCCGCCGGGATACCACCGGCTGCCACCGGCGTCTGCATGCTGTTCGCCGCGCCCCAGTTCACCGTCGGTGTCAGCGCGCCTCGCGTCTGTACCGAGCGTCCGATACGCCGAACCTCCAGCGACGACGTGAATCCAGCCGCAGCCGGTACCGCCACCCACCCCGTGTCGTACACCACGCCGGGAGTGAAGATGATCCGCAGCTGCAAGATCAGCCGCTCCAGCACGGTGATACGCCGGCCGTAGTCCTTGAGCATCCGGCCGATGTCGTAGTCACGCGCGAGCGTCGAACGGGCCATCAGAAGCAGTCCCAGCAGATCTCGTTGTCAGCCTCGCCCGCGATGACCAGCTCGTTCATCTCCTCCTCCATGATCTGCACGGTGACCTTCTCCGGGCCCTCCAGCCCGACGGCGACCGACAGGCGCCCGATCCTCGGTTGCGCGTCAGAGAACTCGATCGTGTAGCCACCCCGGATCGCCCAGTGCGGCGAGATGATATCCAGGCTCACCTCATTGCCTGGCGTCAGGTCATCGATGCTCAGCGTGCTGTCGCCCTCGGCTGTGCCGTAGTCGAGACCCGAGAAGAAGAGCTGCAAGTTGCCCGCCAGGTCGAAGTGGTCATTTTGGTAACCGTGCGCGTGGTCGAACAAGGTAGACGAACTAGTCACCCCGTCGAACGTCGGCGCCGCGTCGTATCGGGGCATGTCAGCGATAGTGCCGCCGGTCCAGAACGTCGAGATCAGCGGCGTACCGTCCGCGTCCGGTTCACCAAAGGCGTCCACCAGGTTCGCGAGCTCGTTTCCATCCATGTCGAATTTCAGGTCAGTCAGGTGATGCCACGCGATGACCGGGAAAGGCGACGTCTGGAACCAGGTGTTACGGAACAGCAGCTCACTGGTCCACACGTTGGAGATCGTCTGCCGGAAGTGCTCCAACGAGTACACCGGCCCGTCGATGATGGCCACGAACTCGCGCAGAGCGTCACCCAACGTCTTGCGATCAACACCCAGGTAGGTCCGGTCACGGTTGATGCCACCAGCGCCACCCTGACCACCGATCAGCTGGATCCCCGGTCCCGCGATCGGGTCGACGCTCCCGCCGTCCACGTTGGTTCCGCTCGCGTAGTTCACCAGGGCTTGCGCAATGGCGCGCTGGTCCACCCCAGTGAAGACCAGATCAGAACGAATCATCCGGTAGTCCAGGTAGGACTGGATTTCATCGAAACCAAGCGTGACCATTCCGTCACTGCTGCCATTGAAGGAATTCAAGATCCCTCCGAACATCGGCGTCGGCTCGTCGGGTGTTGCCGTGCCGCCCGCCGTCCGGGAGAAGTAGATCCCCACGGCGCGCGGGTACATCTGAGCCATTTTGACAAATGAAGGTTCGGTGCGGCCACTGAATGCCTCGACACCATGGCGATTAAAGGAAATGGTTCCTCGACCGGCCTCCATAAAGACCATCTCAAACTCGAACGACGTCGGGACGATCACCTTCAACACCTCGCCCGTCGTGAGTAGAACCATCTCGATGCGCCAGTTCGCGGCGCACTCGCACACCTGCGCTGGCATCAGCCACTCACCACCGCATTGGTCCACGCTGCCCGGACCGATCCCGTGTCAGCAGGGTCACCAGTCGTCACCGACAGGTCATGCGTTCCAGGGCTCAGCGGGGTGGTGTAGTCCCCAGACACGTTCTGTGTCGTGTCCACCGTGATCAACGAAGCGCGGCCCCACCGCGTGTCCACCGTGACGGACTCTCCCGGTCCGATGTCGTCGTTGTACGTGAACGAATTCGGCCCGTAGTACACCGTGATCGGTGCCGTCAACGGACCAAACAACTGGAACGTCACGAACGCGCACAACGTGCCAACGATCTCGATCTCTGACGGCCCCGTCGCAACGATGCCCTCGTTGACCCAGATCTGCGCAAAGTTGAGCGCCTGCCCGACAAGCGCCGTGCCGGACCACGCAAGAATCGGCATCAGGAACGCGGCGCCGACCGGCGCGACGAACGTCTCAGAGTGCCGGGACCACGCTGTAGCGGCCGACATGTTCGTACCACCGGTCGTGGAGATCGTCGCGCCGCCCGCATCGAACCAGCGCATGTTCACGCGCGTCTGTGGGCCACCTACGACGTTCTTCTCTGCCCACCACGACGCCGTGTAACTCGTCCCAGCGACCACCGGGATAGCGCCAGTTCCCGAAGCGGTGGTTTCCATCGTCATCGGTGAAGTGGTGTTCGCGACCAGGGTGTTCCGACTGAAGTACGAGCCGCCGTCAGGGCCGCCAGCGGAGGAATAGAAGTCGTTGAACGTTCCACCGTTGAGGGTCATCGTCAGACCCTCAAGGCGGTAGTTCGGGTGCATGTTGCCGCCACCGGCCGCGCCCGCTTCCGCGTCCACGGTATGGGTGGAGTGCCAGATGTCACCGGGGTCTGTGCTCGCGAGCTCCAGCCGTGCGTCCTCGGCGTCGAACCGCAGCGTGACCCGGGCCGCGCCGCGGTTCGAGCGCATCCACTCGATGTCCGCGACGCGCGGCCGGCCGTGCACCATGTACGGGCCTAGGTAGATCTTCTCGGCCTCGGTCGCATCCGGGTCGTGGCAGTCCGAGAAGATCACCAGGGTGGCGCCGTCACAGTTCCTGGACCACTCCTCGGCGAGCCGGGACACCCGCTGCCGTACCCCGGGGCAGCCCGGGCACCCGGTGTTCTGCACGATCACCTGGAACGTCAGCACCCGCGGCTCGTAGTAGTCACCGAACTGGACGACGCCGTCCCGCTGCGCGAACGCGACATCACCGTTGCGCACCGGCGGAACACCCATGCCAGCCGGCGGGACGGTGAGACACCCGAGCGGGTCCGTCGGCAGGAACTGCACGACCGGGTCCCCACCTTCCAGGCTGATCCCGTCCTCCTGCGGCAGCAGCAGGTCGGTACCGCGCCCGTCCTTCCACATCGCGATACCCCACGCACCCGAGTTGCCACTCACGTCGCCACACCTCCGATTACCTCTTGCCTCGACTGCGTCGCGTACCTGACGTTCCAGTTGATCTCGCGCAGGCGACCGCCGGACGTCGTCGGCCCGGTGAACACCTGCGTCACGTTCACGCTGGAGCCGACCGAAACACCCTCAGCAGCGGTCGCCTGTGCCCCCTGACGGGCCGCAGACTGCGTCACGGCCCCAGTGGGCGCCAGAGGCGCCAGAGCCCGCTGCATGGCCCGTGCAGGGAGGTTGACGTTCGTCATGAGCCCGTCGGCGATCATCTGCGCGATCACCTCGCCCGAGTGCTCCGGGCTGCCCTGCCCGGACAGCGGCCCGAGCTTGGCGGGGGAGAACGGGAGGTAGTTTCGGATCGTGCCCGCGACCGACGACGCCGCGTTGCCCAGCGCGCCGAGCATGGCGTATATGCCGTTGATCAGGCCCTGGACGATGTCCCGCCCCGAGTTGTAGAGCATGGACCCGAGGTTGCCGAGCGTCCGGCCGATCTGCCCCGGCAGGTTTCCGAAGTACGTGAGCACTGCACTCAGGCCGCTGCGCACCGCGTTTCCGATGGTCCTGGCCCCCAGGCTGAACAGGCTCTGCGCGATGCTCCACAGCCCGCGCACGTTGGCGATCACCTCGTTGCGCAGCCTGATGAATCGGACTATCAGGCTGATGATCCAGTTCGCGATGCCCTGGATGATCCGGACCTGGAACTGGGTGAACGACGCGGTCACACCGTTCCACCAGTCGCGCACCGCAGTGAGCACCTGCTGGCCGCCGTTGCGGAAATAGTTCTGCACCGTGCGCCACAGGAACCCCACGATCCCGGTCAAGATCGACACGACACCGTCCGCGATCTGCGTCAGGCCATCCCACGCCTTTTCCCAATCGCCGGTGAACACCCCGGTCAGGAATGTGATCAGGCCACCGAGGATGTCGAATACCCCGCCGAGCACGTCGACAACCAGGTTGATCGCGTTCACCACCTGGGCGCCGAAGATCGTCAGCAGGATGCCGAGCAGCGGCTGCAGGAGATCGAATATCCCCGTGATCGCCGGGCCAAGGTTCGCTGTGAATAGTTCCCCGATCTGCGCGATAGCGGGCCCCAGGGCGCCCACGATCATGGTCACCACGGGCGCGAGCGCCTGCACGAGGCCCACGATCAGCGACGCGACCAGGCCGAGCAGCGGCGCCAGGCCAGACAGCGCCGTGCCCAGCGTCTCACCGAGCACCGTCGCGACCGGCAGCAGCGCGTCGCGCAGCAGGTTGATCTGCGGGATCAGCACCCCGATCACGGCGAACAGGCCAGTGAAGATCGGACCGATGACCGCGCCGAGCTGCGAGATCGCGTCCCCGGTCTGCGTCACCAGGCCGAAAAAGTCAGCGAGCCCGGCCTGCGCGCCCGCAGTCTGCACGAACGCGGCGAGCTGCCCGGTCATGTCGCTGAACACCGAGATGAGCTCGCCACCGATGCCCGCGCCCTGACCGAGCACGGACACCAGGATCGAGCCCAGGTTCCCCACGATGGCGATCAGGTCCCCGGCCACCACGTTCGCCTGTTCGAGGAACGCGGTCAGCTGCCCCGACTCCGCGATGCCCTGGGCCCAGGTCCCGAACGAGAGACCGACATCGGATATCGCCTGGGCGACGTCGAGCGCTGGCCCACCAGCGGCGGTGAAGATCGCGAGCAGCCCGGCTCCTGCGGCGCCCGCGCCGGGCAGCAGCGCGGCGAGGGTCGCGTTCAGGTCACCCAGGATGGTGTCCAGCTGGGCCACGAACCGGTCGGACTGCGCGAACTCAGCGAACCCGAGCGCGGCCTGGTTCAGCGTGCCGGCTGTCGCCTGCAGCTGCGTCTGCAGCACGGGCAGGATCGCCCCGGAGATTCCCGAGAGCTGGGACGCGACACCGGCGAACACGGTCTGCTGGATGCTGTCCTGGAACGATGACCACGCCGGGCCGAGCGCACCTACCTCGGTCACGACGTCCCGAGCCGCGGGTGCGAGCCCTTCCAGGGCCGCAGTGAGCTGGTCCTGCGTGGCCGCGCTGATGGCCCCTGTGGCGGCGAGTTCCTGCTGCGCGGTCGCCTGGGCCGCGAACGCATCCGATAGGCCCTTGCTGGCCACCGTGGCGGTTACCTGGGCCAGCCCCAGGGACGCGAGCACCCCGCCCGCGCTGATCGCCGCACCGGATGCCTGCGCGAGTGCACCGGCCACGGCCACCGCACCGGCCACGACGCCACCGAGCCCGGCGCCGAGCGGCGAGATCGCGGACAGTGCGCTCACGCTCGCGGCGCCCACCCGCGCGATCGAGAACGCCAGCTGGCCGAACGTCGACACACCCGGCTCGGCCGAACTCACCCCCCGGGAGAATCCGTCACCGAACCCGCGCCCGGCGTTGTCACCTTCCTGCGTCGCCGATGCGACGACGCCGCGCAGCATGCCGGACAGATCGATGCCGGACGTACCGCGAGCGATCCCCGACCGGATCCCAGAGGAGATCCCCGCACCGATGCCCGCGGAGATCCCCCGGCCGATGGTGTTCCCCGCAGCGCTCGCGCGGGCGCCGCGCGCACCGCGGTCTACCTCGTCCTCGATCGAGTCGGCTATGTCGTTGTCGGTGACATCGAGGTTGACCGGTACCCGGATGACCATCTCAGTCCACCGCCCCGACCTTGACCGTGGTCGGCGCCGAGAAGTACGCATCGTTCATCTCGTCCACGTCCCACGACGTGCCGCGCAGAGACCCCTTGTACCCCTTGGGCGGGACCTCGAACACACCCCGGTCCTTCATCGCCTGTGCCTCGTCTTTCCCCTCGGTGATCCAGTAAAAGATCAGGTCACACAGCTCTCTCCCGTCTAGGTCGCCGAGACGGAAGCCAGCGGCGAGGGCGCGGCCGGCGGGTTGTTCTTCCAGGGCTGCCGCGACGCACCGCTGGAAGACGTAGTAGGGCGTCCCGTGTGGCCCTCGTTCAGCAGCTCGAACAGCTTCGCCATGTGCTCGTCGTCGAGCAGGTCGTACTTGGCGACCTCCTCGGGGTCGCCCGTGTACAGCAGCGCAACGTCATCGGACCTCTCCAGCCGCGCATTGATGTGCGCCCACGCGTCGGGCCCGAACCCAGCGGCGAGCCACTGCCGCATCCCGTCCAGCTGCTCGGCGGTCGCCGCAGCCATGTCGAGCCCCTTGAGCCGACGCTGCATGCTGATGAGCTTCCCGATCCGCGGGTACACGAACGGGAACGGGCCCTCGTCGTCGTCCCCAGGCCGTGGCCCGGGCAGGTACACCTCCTCGTCGGGTAGTGCTTCGCTGACCCGGTCGTCTGCCTTGATAGTGATCGCCATCTCAAGCCCTCTCTCTCATCGAATCGTGACGTCGATATCGCCGAGATCCCGGGTATCCACCCGGGACATCTCGGCTTCCAGAAGGGGACGCAGCCCCCTGTAGTTGCGGACCCAGCGCACGGGGTGCCGAGCCCCGGGCCACCACATGAACCGCTTCCCCCACCGCGAATAGCCCTGGTCGTCGCGGTAGGCGGGGATGACCCCGGGGTTGCCCATGGGTGAGACGACCGTGGCCATACCGGCCCCGGCCTCGACGCTCATCTGGGCTGCCGCCATGCGCCCGGCGGGATGCTGGGCCAGGCGCGGCGTAACACGCCGAATGGTCGCGCGCCCTACCTCGGCGGCGACCTCTTGGCGGATCTGTTGCAGTGCGTCACCAAGACCGGTGACGGGACCACTACTGCGTACGCGAATCCTCGTCATCGGTAACCGACCCATCGGTTACCGGCTCGTCCTCCGGCGTCTCCAGTCGTCCACCCGTGAGGGCAGGCTGGGGCAAGTTGGACAGGGACTGGGCCGCTTCCTCGGCAGCCTGCTGGATCTCGCGCTTGGTCATGGTGCTGGTGACCTCGACACCGAGGCTGTCGGCGTACTCGGCCCACACGCCACGCAGCGCCGACGGCTTGGGCTCGGGCGGCAGCGGGACAGCCTCGACCGTCGGCACGTCAACGTCCGGGGTTCCGGTCACTGGCTCCAGCGTCGGGTACTTGATCCCGCCACGCTCGGCCATCCACTCACCGGGCTTGAGCCCGAGCGCACGGCGGCGCTCGTCCAGCTCGGGGTTGTGCTCGTCGGGCGGTGTCGGGGTGTCGTTCGCGTCGTCGGCGTCGAGCTCGTCGGCCTCTGCGGCGATCGCGCCGAGATCGTACGGGTTGGGTGTCGGTGTTGGCTCGGGCGGCGCGGCCAGTCGCGAGCGGCGCTCTGCCTCGGCTCGGCCGGCGGCGATCAGCGCGAGCGCCTGACGCCGCGGCATGCTCCGGACCTCGCCGCTGCGCGTCCGGACGACCATGCGGTCAACAGCAGACATCGATCCTCCCCCTGATCGTCCAGGCCCCGCCAACACAGTCGTTGGGGCCCAGTGGTACCCAACTGTCCAGCACGATACCCGCATCGATCAACCGTCGCGGTCGCTCGGGGCAACAGGTGATCGCGTAGCGGATCCCGTCAGCGTCCCGGGCCTGCCGGATCGCGTCCTGCTGGATCTCATCCACGGGTGGCGGGTTGCCGTCCTCGTCCATCTTGGACGCGCAGCGGACAGCGCCGATCTGCGCGGTGAACTGCCAGACCTGGCAGTTGCCCGCCCCGGCGTCACTGCTCGGTATGCGGGTGATGCTCTGGATGGCAGCCCACAGCTGCCCGTCGCTCTCGTCGCAGGGCCCAGTGCCGCACGAGTCCCACGGGACGTCGAGCCCGGGGTACACGGCGACCCTGCAGAACGGAGGCAGCAGGCACAGACCGCCCGGGGACTCGTCGGACCCGGGCGAGTCGTCCCCGCCTGCGAGCAGTTCGAGGATGTCGGCCAACAGCTCCAGCACCTTCATCGCGCCCTTGCTGGAGTAGTGGCCCGGGCTGTCGCTCGGTGACCCCCAGATCTGTTCCGTCATGACGTGCACGCCCCTGCTGTGGGCCAGGTCAGCTCGGTCTGCTGCACGAGCTCGGGCGACAGGATCGAGGGCGTAGCCGCGCCCACATAGCGAGACTGTTCGATCCACGCATCGATCTCCCAGATGCCGGTGCGCATGCTGGCCAGGTTCTCGAACCGGTCATTGAACCCCATCGTGATGTTGTTCCGGGTGATCGTCTGGATGCGCTTGGGCAGCTGGCAGTCGGCCCGCTTGAGGCACGACTTGAGGAATTCGCACATCAGGGTGCCGGTCACCCAGTCGCCGCCGTCGGGCACGCACTGCCCTTCCAGCACCGTGATCGACCACGTCCCGGGCCCGTCGGTCTTCCCGAGCTCCTGGCACACGGGCCACTGCCCGCCGTCGGTCCGCACGATCCGGTTCCGGTCGTACACCGCGACCATCCCGCACGGGTCGTAGTCGACGCCATCGAGACGCACGTTCAGGACCTGGTCGACGTCGGACAGGTAGATCTCGGATACCGCCGAGCACTGGCACCCCTTCCTGCAGGTGCCGCACGGGACGTTCACCCAGTCGAACGAGCCAGGCACCCGCCATGGCACGGAAGCGATCGCCGGACCCGAGTACCCACCGCAGCAGTTCGGGCCCGGGCTGCAGTTCTCCCGGCATGGCCGGTACGTCTTGGGGCACCCGCCGTACTGCTTCCCAGTCGCGGTCCACAGGAACCTCGCCGCCCAGTTCCGCGCGATCAGCGCGAGCGCGGGGGGCACCTCCTGCGGGTCGCTCAGCTTGAGCGAGCAGCACTCCTCGCACACGTACGGCTCCACCCAGCAGATGTCACCGCAGGTGATCAGCCCAGGGCCCGGCGACGGGCCCGGGGAAGGGCCAGGAGACACCCCAGGGGACTCGACAGTCATGCGCTCAGCTCCTCCGCTTCACGGGGCGTACAGGCCAGCGGGCGCCGAGAGGAACATGCCTCGGCGCCCGCTGGATCAGGTTGGTCAGGCCGGGACCAGGCAGGGGTCCACAGGGGACTCCAGCGAGATCCCGCCGTACCCGAACTCGGCCGTCGGCGGGAGGCAGTCCACGCACGTCGCGATGTACGCCGGCGGGGGGACGTCCGTGGCCATGAGCCGCATGAGCGAGCCCGGACCCATCGGGTCCACCAGACGGCCGTCGGACGACTGCTGCACGTCCGTGTACGGGCCGCGGCCCCACGCGTGATTGCCGATCGCGAACCCCTGCAGTGTGATCGAGAACAGGGTGTCCGAACCGGCCCACTCCAGCGACCCATCGAGCTGCCAGTTCGTGATGCGCGGGAACACCGCGTAGCCGTACCTGGCACCGGCGCCGCAGTCGATCCCCGACACCCCGGACCACAGTTCCAGGGCTGTCTCTGTGGTGTTGATGCCGTCGATGATGTCGAACCCGACGGCGTTGCAGTCCTGGTCCATCGCGACCGGCCAGCCGGTCAGCTTGCTGATGAACCAGGGGGTGACCTGGCACAGCGTCACGGCCACGTTCAGGCCGGTCAGCACGTCGGGATCGCGTTCGTTCAGGCAGACGTCGCCGTTTGCCTTGCGCTCCAGGATGGCCTCGCCCTCGTCCACCTCGGCCTCACCCGTGACGCTGGTGAACGAGTCGGTGACGGCGATCGAGCATGTGGCCCCCGGCGACTCGCCGGGGGAGTCGTCGGCGGGGTCCGGCGGGATACCGCAGTCCCCGAGCTCTGTGGCCCGGAGCGACTGCGCACGGAACGGCTTGAAACACTGCTGTGGCATCGCTACTTTCCTTTCGTCAGCAAGCCTTGGCGACGCCGCTGCCGGCGGCGAACGTGGCGCACGTCGTGAACGCGGTCAGCGCGCCGCGCTCCTCGCGAGCCGCGGCGGTGTTGTTGGCCCGGTTGACGTCCGAGCGCATGACGCCGGGCCCGACACCAGCCCACACAGACGCCGTGGCGTACATGTACAGCTCGTCACCCAGCTCGGGGGCACCGGTGCTGTTCCACGGCTCGCACGGGTCCGCAGGGGACTCGTCCTCGGGGGAGTCGATCGGCGCGCGGCCGTCGAACCCGCCGGTGACGATCACGCGCGTTCCGGTGATCGTGATCAGCCGGCCACCCTCACGGATGAGCAGGCTCAGCTCGGACAGCGCCAGCGCGATCTCGGGACCGATCAGCAGGTACCCGTTCCGTCCGCCGGTCGCGTCGGCCAGCGTCTGCTCCAGACAGCCGAGAGCCGCCACGGGGCTCGTGAACGCCGTACCGAGATCCGTTGCGTGAGTCTGCAGGGACGGGTTCCCCTCGTGATCAGGGGACGCGTCGCGGAGCGCTGCCTGGCCAGTCAGCATCTCGCGGGCCAGCGCGTAGTCGGCCGTCTCGTCCAGGGTTTCCACGGCCACCTGCTGGACGTCGATACCGCCGAACGTCGAGCACGCGAACGCGGTGATCAGCGACACCGGGTGGAACGTCTCCGTGCTGGCGCGCTGTGTTGGCTTGAGGTCCGAACAGGTAGGGCACTCGCCCATCACGGTGGGCAGCAGGCACGCGGTGTCCTGGAAGCTGATGCCGCGTTCCCACCCCTGGGGCAGTGGGCAGGCTCCCTGCAGGAGCCCACCCACTACCGCCGGAGTGCACCTATCCAGCTCGACCGGGATAGGAGTGGCCATGTGCTAGCTCGGCGAGCCCGTGGACGTGCAGGCGACCGAGCCGCAGCCGCAGCCCGAGTGCACCGGGATGTCGAAGTAGTACGCGCTGCAGCCGCGGAAGCAGGTCTTCTCGAACGTCTCCGCGAACGCCTGCCTGTCGTTTGTGCTGTTCAGCATGCTGTCGTGGATGTCGGTGCCCAGGTCGAGCGTGCCGCCATCGAGGAACACGAAGCTGTCTTCCGGGTGGATGTACACACCGGCGTCGTCCGGGACCTGGCCCGGCACGAGGATGCGGTGCTCGTTCTCTTCCTCGCCGGCGCCGAACGTCCCATCGAACGTCCATACGACGCTGGCGCCGATGTCGGAGAGCCACCCGTTGATCGTGGCGTCCGCGAGCTGCAGGGCCTCGATGTTGTTGGCGACCCCCAAGTTCGCGATCACCTGGTTGCGCATGTAGTCGCGGATGTACGCGTCCGCGATGACGCGGTAGCGGCGCGTCATGTTCCGCTGTGCGGAGCGGTCTGCGGCGATGACCGAGTTGATGCCCATCAGGAACGAGTTCAGGGTGTTGCACTCGTCCACCGTGCCCAGGTTCACGGACGCGGCGTGGATCTCCTCGATGGACTTCTGCTCGGCAACGCGGTCGAACTCCGCGAGGAGCAGCGCGAGCCGCGAGGCCCAGAACTCCGGGGAAAACTGTGCCTGGAAGTTACCGACGGTGATGCAGCGGACGACGGCGTCCGTTGCGCAGGTCAGCTCCTCGGGGCACGCGATCGGCGGGCACGGCTTGGTCGGGGTGTCACCGGGCGAGCCCGGTGAGCCGACGGCGCACGCCGCGATGTCCATGGCCTCGGTCCAGATCGAGACGTTGCCCGACAGGTCGCCGATGCTCGCGGCCGGGGCAAAAGTGATCTTTCCCCTGGTCGCCTGGAACTGGGGGAGAGCGTCCCGGATCGGGCGCCCGTCCTCGGAGCAGATCGGGTGCGTGTGGTCGACGTCGCCGGGACCACACATGCCACACGCTGCGGCCAGCGGGGACTCGTGGTTCTGCCCGACGCCGAACACGCCCATCATGCGCTGGTTGTTCAGATCGACGTTGAACCCGAGCTGGCGGGACGGCTCGAAGTCCCGGTGCATGCGGAACATGTGCCCGGTCTGACCCGGGTTGGTGACTGCCTTGGCGTGGGTCGAGAAAAGCTGGCCCAGGTCGTTGAAATCGCCCTGTTCCAGCTCGAACCCGGCCGCGACGCCGATGGCGCGCGAGCGGGTGCCGTTCACGGTCTTGGGCGCCGGGGTCGCGGGGGCCTTGGCGGTGGCGTGCGCCGTCAGGCGCGCGATGATGTCCGCCGACGCGGTCACCGGCTCCTCAACCTTCTCCGGCTCGGCCGGGGCAGGCGCGGGGTCCTTGGGGTCCGTGGCCGGGTCCGGCTCGGGGGCCTTGTCGTCGAACAGACCTTCGCGGAGCTTCATCAGCTCCTCACGGTCCTTGGCCTCGGCCTTGGCGCGCTCCTCCAGCTCGCCGTCCAGCTTCTTGACCCCGGCGTGCAGGTCGCGGGCCAGATCCAGGTCGGGCTTGTCGGCCGTGGTCGCGGCGTCGAGCGCCGTCTTGAGCTCGTCGCGGGCTGCCTGCAGTTCGTCGGTCAGCGGCGGGGTGTCCCCGTCCAGCTGCGCGAGGATCGCAAGTGCATCGATCTTCTTCGCCATGTCCAGTGTCCTATCTGTCCGGACTCGTATGGGTGGAGACCGTGCCTTACAGACATGGTGAATGGTCGTAGCATAACTACGCCCGTTCGCGAACTGCGCGGTGCGGCGCGCCGCGACTCCGGAGAGGCCCCACCGAATGCCGTTCTCAGCCCGTGAAAACCGCACCTGGGCGCGTGCGCAGGTGGTCGCCGCCAAGCCGCGCCTGATCCTCGACATCGGCCCCGGAGAGGGCGCCTACGCGATGCTGCTGCGGCCGGTGCTGCCGACCACGGCGTTCTACGGGATCGAGGCGTGGGAGCCGTACGTGGACAAGTACGCGCTGCTCACGAAGTACGACGCGATCACCGTCGCGGACGTGCGGAACTTCTGGTTCCCGGCCGGTGACTACACGGTGATCATGGGCGACGTCCTCGAACACATGCCCGATCAGGACGGGCGGGATCTCGTGGCCACGATCAAGGAACGCGCCAAGCACCTTCTGCTGAGCGTCCCGATCCGGCACAAAGAGCAGGGGGCGACGTTCGGCAATCCGTACGAGCGGCACGTGCGCCACTGGCACTACGACGAGCTGCAGGAACTGATGGGGCCGTGCCCGCAGGTGAAGGGGCACACCCTGGCCCGCTTCTGGTGGACCCGACCGACCGAGCGACGGGAGTAAGTGACATGGCAGCAACCCCAGGATGGCCACCGAAACGATCCGGATTCCCCGGGATCTGGCTCGACCGCATGCGCGCGTACGTCGATCGCGCAGGCTCCACCGCACCAGGTGCGCACGTGCCCATCGCTCCTGTGTCGCCGGCGGTCGCGCTGGAGGCGTACCCCACAGCGATCGTGCCGAACGGCGGAGGCTCGGTCAGCCTGACCGGCGGCATCCGGATCAACGGGCTCGACGTCGGCGGCGAGCGCCGCATCTTCACCCCACCGGACCGGTACCTGCCGACCAAGAACGAGACGCACCCGATCGCCGCGAGCGTCATCGGCGGACCGGCGCCGGGCATCGTGCCCATGTCGCTGAACGCGCTGCCGCTGTCCGACGGCGGTGGCCTGTTCCTGATCTATCCCGAGATCCCGGCTGACGCGTTCGCGCTGGTCTGGCTCGACGCCGTGACGTACTGGCCAGCGGGTACCTGACGCGTCCGCTATGGTCCGGCGTGGGGGTTAGCCCCTGAAAGGTAGTTAGGTCCGGGATCGCTGGGGGATCCCGGACCTTCCCTTTTGCCCCTTGGCGCTCACCATCTGCTCACTGCCCACCTACTGGAAAGCCGGTTCACAGGGCATCAGTGCAGGTCAGCCACCGGATCCGCCCGGTCAACGCACCCGCTCATGTAAAGCGGGTGCGTACTTTGTGGGGCCCCGACGGGTGCCTAATGCCCGGTTCGAGTGGTTCAATGGATGCGTTCCTGAGCCGATCCGGGGCAGCGAGTTTTCTGGGTGTCTCGCTCCGGTAGCCCCTCGGGGTGGTCCATTCGACATCCGGCGGGAGTGCAGTCGCTCCGTGTGGCGCTGCTGGTGGAGAGCACGGGCACAGGGCCCCGGCCATCCTCGGATGGTCGGGGCCCTGTCGCGTCCCGGTGGTCACAGGTCACGTTGCCCACTCAGCGCAGCCACCTCGGCGTCGAACCGCCCGAGCATGTCGCGCACGACGGCGCACGCCTGGTCGTGCATCGCGAGAGCAGCGGCGCGGGTAGAGGTGCGCTCGCACGAGAGGTCACCGTGACCATCCACGAACGTCATGGTCTCGAAGATCAGCGGGGGACCGACCAACGGCCAGTTGTGATCCACGACGAGCAGCACGGTGGACACCTGGGCTCGATCGCCAAAGTCGGTCAGCGCCACGCGGCGAGCGGTGATGTCACCCAGCAGCGCCTCGACGTCGTTCAGGTCGTGCAGCTGGTTGCCGTCCATGTCGTAGAACCTCACAGGTCCTCCCGGAACAGGTCTCGGTAGCGATCTCCCACGGGGACGTCGGGCGTTGCCCCGAGATCGATGGTGCCGACTGCAGCCAATACCAGCCGCACCCGCAGCCGCACGGGTCGCTCGTGAACGGGCCCAACTTGGTGGGGTCGACGCGGTCCAGCGTTGCGCAGTCCACGCACGCGAACACCTGGGCTACGCCGGGCTTCACGGGCGGGAGATCGATCGGACCATCCCCAGGCGTGACCATCTCGGCGGGGAACTCGCTCACGCGCGCTGCCGCATCTGTTGGGCACGGAACGCGACTAACGGGGCGTCGCGGACGATCAACGCGTCAGCCTCGGCCCGGGCCCAGTACGCGCCGTTCAGCCACCACTGCACCCCATCCCCGAGAGTCACCAGGTCGCCCTCATGGCGCGCGATGCCACCGTGTGCCAACTCCTCGGCGCGCTCGCGATCGGCGGTGCTCACGAGTGCATCTCGTAGTACGTGTAGCCGCGCTCGGCCTCGGGCACCGTCTCGTCGTCGGGCAGGTCGAGCCGCGTGAACGAGCCGGGGTCTGCATCCAGGTTGAACTCGTTCGGCATGAACTCCTCGATCGTGCGCCGGTACACGGCGTCAAGCTGCTCCGTCAGCGGCTCTGTCAGCGTGCGCACGCGGACGATGAAGTGCCCCGCGTCGGGGACGTACCAGCCCCATACCTTGTACGTCATGTCTAGCCCTTCTCGTCGCGGGGGTTCGGCCGGCCGAACAGTTCCTTGTGCAGGTTCTGGCAGTAGCCCCAGGCGTCGAACGTCGCCGCGTCGGTGCCCGCTTCCTGCGTGACTAGACGCTGGCATCTGGTCAGGTCGCCCTCTGTGCCCCAGCGGATCCGGGCGGCGCCCTCGCCGGTCTTCCAATACGCCTTGAGCTGCTGTGTCGCCGCGGTGTTGGGCTCGTCGAGCCCGAGCCGCTGCCGGATGCCATCCCATGCCGTTCCTGATTCGCTCACCTGATCCCCTTGGTCCAATCTGCCGTTAATTGCCGTTATGTCAGGGGAGCGATAATATCGCTCCCCTTCTTAAGGTTGTCGCAACCGTTGATCGGCCCTCCCCCGTAGGCTCCATCCGAGCCACATCCCGGCGCCGACGAGCGGGATAGCGTCCCCCAGGAACTCGAACGTAACCCGGAGGAACGCGTCCCACGCCTCGGCGCTCATGGGAAGTAGCCCGGCGCGAGCTCGACCGCCTTGCAGTCCGGGCACACGCGCTTGGTGAACCCCCAGGTGCGATCTTCCGGCCGGTTCCCGTCGAGCCAGGTCACCCACTCGTGGCGCCCGAGCCAGCACCGCAGCCACACGTACATGCGCATCACTACGGCGCGCCCTGCGCGCCGCCGGCGTCCTTCTGTGCGCCCGGGCTCTCCACGGTCGGCAGGAGCTGCTGCTGCTGCACCGCGAGCAGCGCCTCGTCCTTGTTCCACCCGTTGGCGGACAGCATGGCGATCGTGCTCGCGGACGACTCCTGCGCGCGAGCGAGATCGAGCGGCGTGGGTACGACGGGCTGCGGCTCGACAGTCGCGTACTCGTTGCGCGTCGGCCGGTACGCGGCGCCGACCACACCACCGACGAACAGCAGCCACGGCACCACCTCGGCCACGGTCGCCTCGACCTGCTCGCGGCCCTCGGGCCACCAGATCGACACGATCCGCATGGACCCGAGCGCGGCGATCGCCACCACGACCGAGCCCACCGAGATCCCCGTACGCACCTTGGGCGGGATCAGGTCCACCACTTCCGCGAACGCGGTCCGGACCTGCACTGTCAGCTCTGCATTTGCCATGGGTCAGATCTTGCCCGCGTTGAGCCGCTTCTGGAACTGGCGCACCGTGGCGGACGGGTTCCAGATCTCGCCGTCCCGCACGTCCATGCGGAGATCTGCCTGCAGGGCCGTGAAGTACATCGGGCCCACGAGCCCGTCGAGCTTGCCCAGGTAGCGGCCTCGGCTCTGGAGAATCACCTGGTGTTCGAGGATCATGCGCGAGCCGCGAGCGTCCTCGGGGTCTACCCACTGCCAGCCGCGCGTGAGCCCGGGGTTGTCGGCGACGTGAGTCCGGGACTGGGACGACACGATGCCGTCCACCGTGGTGCCGAGCTCGTGCTGTGCCTTGCGGGTCGTGTCCGATCCCCACCGGCCGTCCACGTCGATCTGGTCCGGGACGTGGCCCGACGTCGGCGGGCGTACGGGGTTGTCGACGTAGATGGGCCCGTCAGCGTGATAGACGCCGCGGTTGAGCTGGCCCAGCAGCGACTCCGCGAACCGACCAGGGCACGCGGTCTGCGCGCCGGGTGCGTCCTGGTGGCCACCGGCGACCTGCGGGTTGCGCCACCACTTCTGAGCCACGCCGTGGTGCAGCAGCCAGTCCGTGGCTTCCAGCATCGGGCGCGGCGGTTTGTTGATGTCGTAGTTCCCCACCCACACGATGTTCGCGGTCGGGGTGTTGTACTTCGCGATCGCGGCGCCGACGCGGTCCACGCTCACGCCCTCGAAGATCAACCCGGCTGGCGTGATCGGGAACTGGTAGCTGATGCCGTGCCGGAACCGCTCCTGGCCGATCGCTTCCAGCTTGCGCACTGCGGCGAAATCGTCGTCGAACGGTGGGAGGAGGTTCGGCGCGATCGTGACGCTGTGGTGCACGTACACGAGCAGGTTCCCGACCGCCCGGGGCCCGAACCCGTCGGGGAACCGGGCGCCCCACTGCGGGCGCTGGATGACTCTCTGCTCTTGGATGACGCTCTGGGCCATGGGTTCCTCCGTGGTGTGGTGGTGGTCTGATCCTGCCGTCAGATCGAGGGCAGTCGCCTGCCGGCCAGGGTCCGGCCGGGGACGGGGAACATGCGCTGCCCACGGCACCCTGGGCAGCGGATCGGGATCGGGTGCGACATCATCCGCGTGGGGTTGCGGCGGAACGCGACCCCGGCACGGAGCGTGATCAGGATCCGGCCACCCTCGCACCTCTGGCAGAGGGAGCTATGCATGCGCGGCCACCACGCGCCCAGTTGCGGTGAAGCTGCTCAGCTCGTCCGTGTAGTCCTCGCGCCGGATGGTGAGGTTCACGGTCACCTGCGGTTCGGTCGTCTCCTGCAGCAGTTGCTCCAGCACGACGAACGCGACGTGCCGCTGCACCCCCTGCGCGATGAACCGGCCAGCAGGCAGGCCCAGTTCCCATCTCTCGACGGTCTCGGTGTATGTGTGGTCTATCGCCATTGTCGCCATTGCAGGAGTATGGCCCCCTCACCAGGCATGACGGAAGGGCCGCGAGCGCACCCCACCGGTACGCCCGCGGCCCTCTGCGTTCGAGGCTATCCCCGAGCGGCCAGAGCCTCGACCTGGGTCACGAACGCGGCCTGGTCATCGCGGTACCGGATGGCGTTCCCGCGCTGCGCGACGTCGCTCGATGCGACGTGCCAGGCGTCCTCGTCGGTCATGAGCCGGCTGACGGTCTTCACCCACGCGCGCAGGTCGTTGCGGTCCAGGTAGATGCCGTGACCGTCCATCGCCTCGCGGATGCCGGGGTCTGGGGAGGCGACGAGCGGGATCCCCGAGATCGAGCCCTCGACACCGACACGGCCGTACGTCTCGGACTTGGACGGGAACACCTGCACGCGGGTGCGCGAGTAGAAGTCGCGCGGGTCCATGAAGTCGACGAGCTCGACGTTGTTGATCCCCCGGAACGCGGAGACGCCGCTGCCGCGCCCGTCCTTCACGACCAGGAACCGGTGATTGGTCATCGCGCGGGCCATGCTCGCGACGAGCAGCCCGCCTTTCCACGGCGACGACAGGGACAGGCCGATCTTGGCGCCCGGCGTCGTGCGATACCTGTCCGGGTCGATCGGTGGTGGGGTGCTGAACAGCAGTTTGCGGGGCAGTGCGAGCGTGTGGGCGCGCATCGCCGCATACGACGGAAACCACACCTTCTCAGCGAACCGCAGCCCCGGGTCCTGGGTTTGGTAGGAGTGCTGGCACATCAGCTTCCGGCCGGGCATCCGCTTGATGGTCTCCAGCGCGTCCGTAGGCAGCCCCGAGTTGTACACGATGACGTCGTAGCGGGCGCTGCTGTCCAGGGCCCGGATACGCCGCACGTTGATCGGCAGGTCACCGGTGTACGGCGACAGGACAGCGGTCACGCACACGTCAACGGCGTGGCCGGCGGCAGCGAGCGGAGTCAGGAGCTCCACCATCGTCGTTGCCCGGCCACGCCCGTACCCGAACCCCTGGACTACCCCGAGGATCCTCACGGCTGCGTGTGCCGCACCTGGGCTGCAACGTCCATCGCGAGCAGCTTGATCGGGCCCGGCTCGGCGTAGTCCGTGGTCACGAGCGGCGCCGTCTCTGCGGTGGCCCAGTGGAACCACATGGACGCCTGCTGCAGCTGCGTGAACGCCGTGGCCTTGCCCCGACCAGCGGGCACCAGGTGGTCCAGGTGCTCGGCGATCTCGATGAACAGTGCGCGGATCTCCTCGTGGATGGGGGCTGTGGCGTTCGCCCCCTCGATGGTCGCGGCGTGGTACCCGAACCGGTGCAGGATCTCGTCCCGGCCGATGCTCGCGTTGGTCTCGGGGATCTCGTTGGTGGTGTCGCTCATGGTGCTCCTGTTCAGGCGGTGATGACGGGCCATGCGGGATCGACGACCAGGTGAGCGGCCGTCAGGGTGTTGCGCCCACCGGTCTCCATGGTGGGCCACTGCTCGATCGAGACCGGCGCTCCGGCGACCTGGCCCAGCACGGCATCCGGCAGGCCAGGCACGACGGATCCGGCCACGGCGAGGCGTCCGCGCGAGTCCTCCCAGGCGCGGACCCGGGCGACGACCGTGGACGTGTTCTCGTGGTACGCGCGGGCCACTTCCAGGGGCTGCCGGACATCGGCGTGCAGTGCTGCGGCGGTGAGCGCGCCGGTGCGGATCACGCGGCCGTCGTCGAGCGTCGTGGTCCACGTGTGGAAGTTGCGCAGCTTGGGGTCTGGGTCGCGCTGGTACCGCTTGCATGCGGACATGTCGCCGTTCTTGTAGCAGACGGTGCCCGCGATGTGCCCGTAGATCCGGCCGTCCGGCTCGAACGTGAGCGGGGTCTGGTCCTTCCCATCCGCTTCCCACGTATCGAAGTGCATCGATGGGAAGACGATGGCGTTGCGGACCATCGTCGCCGCTGCGGTGATCGGGCCGTCCACCACGGCCGGGTCGGGCGACTGCAGAACCTCGCCCTGCTCCTCGCACTCGGTGCAGGGCTCCTCCACGACGGGCTCGACGGTGACCGCTCCCCCAGCGCCACCAGCCGCTGCGGTCACGCTCGCGCGCTGCTGCCGGACACGCTCGATCATGCGTGCGGCCTTGACCCTGTCCAGGGCGTCATTCATGGGAGCCTCCTCAGCTCGCGGCCGGCTGCAGCTGCGACCAGCCCGTTCGTACGGTGGTCATCGCCGCGGGCGCCGCGATGCACTGACACCCGGCATGGTCACCGGGGAACGCCTCGTACCCGCCGGCGAACACGCTGACCCCGTTGAACAGCGCGTCCTTGAGCGAGAGGTGCACGGGGTGCGGGTCAGGACCCTGGTACAGGTGCAGCCACCGGTGTGACCCGGGCCCCGACGGGGGTGCTAGGCCGTGGTCCCGACGGATGATCGCCAGGGTGGCCGCTGCCAGCGCGATCCCGCTGGCGGCTTGCCGAAAATCCCCCGGTTCACCACCTCCCGCGATCGTCGCGACTTCTCGTGCGGCCTCCCACGCCTCGGCTATCCCGGTGCCACCTTCCTGCTGCACGGCGACCGTGGCAGCGACCGCGGACACGAACGCGGCCTGCGCGGCTGTCATGCCCTCCTGCTCGGGCTCGGGGGGCACCTCGATGCCCATGGCCCGCAGGCGACCCTGCGCGCGGGCGATGATCCGGGCGACCTTGGCGATCGCGGCCTCGGCCACCTGCTGGATGGTGGCGTCCCGGTTCGGTACCTCGCCGGTGTACGCCCGGGCGAGTTCCGCGTTGGGCACGTCCGGGAGATCGATGTTCCGGCCCTGCGCGATACTGCGGATCTTCGCGCCCAGCTTCTCCAGCGCCCGCTCCGCGATGTCCAGGATCAGGTCCTCAAGCGACGTGTACGCCTGCTCGTCGATCTCGGCCAGGCGCGTCCCGTCGATCGGCGGTGTGGTCGCCGCAGTGGTCGGCGCGCCGGTGATCTGCCGGGTCTCTTCCTGCTCGACCGGCTCGTTCCCGGTCGGCGTGTCGGGGTCCTCCTCGGGCGCCGGGTCCTCCTGTGCGATCCCGTCGCCTACGGCGTCGTCGGGGGCACCGAGCTGTTCGGCCACCCACCACAGCTTGACGATCCCGAGTTCGCCCGCGTGGATCACGTCGGCCAGTGGCGGGCGTCGTCGCAGCAGCGGCGCCGGGTCCGGGACGACGTCCAGGCGCCCCTCTGGGACGCTCGCGGCGATCGTCAGCCCCTCAGCGAACGCCTGCCCCACCGGAGCGGCCAGTGGCTCCACGTGACCCAACCAGTTGTCCTCAAGCGACGCGTACGCGCTCCACTGGTTCGAGTCCTCAAGGCCCAGCAGGATCGAGGGCGCGATGTCGAGCCCGATCGCGAGCTGGCGCACCAGGCGCTCGATGCGGTCGTGCAGCTTCTCGTCGATGGGGCCGGTCAGGTCGAGAACGCGCCACTTCTCGATGAACTCGGCGGGGAACCCCACGATGTTCGGGACTGCGACCGCCTCGGCCTTTTCGTCCGAGAGCGGCGCGGTGACCACCTTGGCCAGGTCGCTCTCGAACTTCTTGGGGTTCGGCCCGGCCCCCTCCTTGGGGTACAGGACCATCATGGTCTGCGCGGTCCGGGAGCGGGCCGTGGCGCGCGCCTGCGCACGCGTCAGGATCAGTTCTGTGGCGATGTCCCGGATAGCAGCCACCGGCGAGTCGGCGCGGTTCGGGATGGCCGGGTCTTCCAGGATCACCTCGACCAGGACGTCAGCCTGCTCGGCGAGCTTCTTCTGCTCGCTGGTGAGCGGCGAGTTGAAGATCCGCCACTCGGTGCCGCCGC